ATACCAGGGTCATACCGAGAAACAACTTTCAAGAATTTACTGTAAGCTTCTAACCTGGCTACTTCTTCCTCTAAGAGACTAACAATATAGTCATACCCCTTAGGTGTCCATCTTAGTTGGTTTTGCATGAACGTAGCAGCTTCTTGTTTTATCTCAATAGCATATCCTTCATCAAGCAACCATTTATATTCAGTGTATAGCTTCCAGTGGTTGCCTTGTTTGTACTGAATGCCACGTCTTTTTAGGAATTCATTCAGTGATCTAGCGCCTCTAATGAAATCTGGCTTCTGATTAAGTTCTCTAAGCTTGTTGTAAATTTCAGTAGGGTTAAGCGACCCCTTCTTATCTTGGAAGACTCTATGCTCTTCCATCTTAGGAGCTTGTTCAACTAAGATAGCCTCCTTAGCTTCTACTTCAGCTTGTAGCTGTTTGTTTTTAGCTCGCAAGTCATGAACCATCATTTGCTTCAACTCTTCAGAAAAACTTGAGAAGTTATTATTAATGAACTCTTCCTCACGGTCAATCTGTACGTGTCCACCATTGAGACGGATATTCTTGAGAATTTTCTTTACTTCCTTTTTCCACTGTTTGGCAATTGGCTTACGAGAAAGCATTAGTACTTCGTAGATTCCGTCTTCAGTTAGGAACCACATTTGTCTAACTTGGCCTGATGCATGAATTGTATGCGTCAGCTTTTCTTCCTCGTCTACAGATTTCAGTAGTTGCCCTGTTCTTCCGTCGTACCCAATCCACTTAGCTACATCCTTCGCTAGAAACAACGGATTTTCCACAGTCCCATAAACTTTAAAGATTCTCCCTAGAACTTCCTGTTGGTGCACTACTGATAAGTTACTCATTAATATTCCCCCTTAGTTATCTTATTAACTTAATCATACCACAGTCATACCGATATGCAAGAGGAAATTTAATATTCCTCGAAATTATTTCTTCAGAGGCTTGTCCCCCTCAGATTGATCTAGGAAGTTGAACCATAGTACATTTCCAGTATACTCCTCAGACGCTCTAGATTGGCTTGTACGAGCGAGTACTTCTTTTGCTTGTTCTTTTATTCTACGTCCCTCTAACTCTTCAATTTTAGTGTCTAGAGCGCCTTCTAGGTACTCTCTAAAACCTATCTTGATTTCACCTCTTTTATGTTTGCGTATAACTTTACGCACCACTGTGTCGAATGACCTTTTAATCAATAAGTCTTTTGTTTCTTCCCTAAGAGATTGAATAATAAGCTCGATAGATTTAGAGTTTTGTTCAGCTGGCGTAACGGAGTTCGCCTTATCATCATCAATCTTTATATTATTTAATGTTTTAATATTTGTTTTTGAATCTGTGTTTATTAATTCTTTATTTATATTTGCACCTTTAGAACTGTTCCCCGAGAGCTGTTCCCTCGGTGCACCTGATTCGGAACACACTTCTGCAGTCTGTTGCACCGTCGGTACATCTGAAGAAAACTCAGTAGTATCAAGGGTTAAGCCTGGTATAGGATTGACATGCTTGATAGAATGGCCCTTCTCGGTTAACTCCGAAATCTCTGCTTTTACGAACTTGTAATACTCCTCCTCAGTGAACGGTAAGTCCGAAACATTGTAGTAATAACTCTTCTGTCCGTCTTTATGACAATAGAAGCCTATAATGTATCTCTTAGAAACTAGACCCTTCCAAGCAGCGTCTACGTTCTTTCTGCTGAATTGCTTATGTAGTTGTGTCTTATGGAACACCCACTCAGCAGGTCTACTCATCATATGACTTAGGAGGCCGATCTCTCTTAGATCTTCTAAGTCATCCTGTAAAGGTTTATTGTGTATTTGTGCGTACTCACTAGTATGTCTTCTTTTGATTACATTGTTACTCATTAGTATTCCTCCTCAGGTTTATCTCTATAAGAGTCATACTAAGGTACTACCTATTAGTTGTCAACCTCTTAGTTTATTCGGTCTCATATTTAATTATTACAAATACTTATGAGCTGGAAACTCTTATGTACTTCTCTATAGGTTTGTCTATCTCGTTTACGAGAGAGTTATTTCTATAGAGGTTATTCTTTAGAGACTTTTATTTATTTTTTTTCTAAAGGTTAACTATTAGGTTACTTCTCTAGAGAAATATCTTTTTAGATAAAGTAAGAAAAACGGGACAAAACAGGGTAATCTCACTGTATTTCAGTAAGAGATTTATACATTTGAGGATGGTAAATATATAACTTAGGTGTTAATTTCTACACTAGACGGGTTTCTCTCAGTACCAAGTCAACCTTTTGAGACAAGTTACTGTCCCTATAGTACTACTATATATATGAAGCAATTAATGAGGTGGTGATACTGATGAGTAACATCAAGAATCTTCGCTATGAAGGGAAGTTTACCGAGTTCTCGGAAGCTATCTCAGAAGGTGAAGACTTAATCAAAGAAGCTATAATGTTCTCCACAGGTACACACCGTGGGAAAGAATATACAGAGGCTCACCTACAGGAGTTAGTAAATAACTTCTCTGTAGAGGATGCTATCCCAATTCAATTAGATCACTCAGAAAGCGCACGAGATACAGTAGGGTTCCTTGAGGAAGCATCCGTTAAGGATGGCAAGCTCATGGGTAAACTGCGTATCATCGAAGAGTTCGCTGTTCAGAAGATCGCTAAGAAACTCCTAAACAAAATCTCCGTTTCATTCTACACAGACAAAGGAGGCAACCCTACACGCCTTCGAGAAGTCTCCCTCGTAGCTTTCCCCCAAGTCAAGGGAGCAAAACTATTTAGCGAGAACGGATTCTCCTCAGAGTCCGACGAGCTAGAACAATTTGAGGAGGTACAACCTATGCCAGAAGAAACAAATATTGACAAATTTGCTGAGTTAGAAGCTGCTTACGCAGAACGCTTTTCTCAATTAGAAGGAAAGTTACAGAAATTTGCTGAAGAGAAAGTAGCTACAAAGGTGGAAAAGTTCCAAGAGAGCAACAAGGTAGTCCCAGCTCAGAAGGAATCACTTACAAAATTGCTAGCTTCATTCTCAGAAGAACAAGCTGAGGCTTTCGAAGAGTTTATGTCTAACATGAGCGCTGTAGAGTTCCAAGAAGTTGCTGAGGTGGAGCCTGGAGAGAAGCCTGAGCAGAAGGAAGAAAAACATGAAGACTTCCGTGAGACAGAAGAATACAAAGAGTACATGGAGTCTATCGGACAAGGAGGTAAAAACTAATGGCGCAAAACTTTATTGAATACCATATCAACCGAGATAGCCGTAAGACTTTCAAAGTAGCTGCTGCTGAGACGTTATACGCAGGTGATCCTGTATCGATTAAATCTGATGGTACTGTTGGACGAGCTGCTGCGGACGACGAGGCAGTAATTGGTATTGTCTACGGAGGTACCGTAGGAAACGCTGCTGCTTATGGAGCTGTAATCGCTAATGATTATACTAATGCAGGTTTCTCAGGAGCACGTAAAGATGTTGTAACAGTTATCCTTGGAGCAGGCCACTTGGTTTACTTGAAAGTTACAGCTCCTGCGATTGGTAAGCCTGTTGTAGCTACTGGTACTGCTGCTGGTACTTTACAGTACAAGGTTCCTGCCGACAATGCTAAACCACTTTCTCACTTAGGTAAGATCGTATCAGTTAACACTAAGGTAGCAGGTTTCTCTTTAGTTCAAACTGTATAGAAGTCATACCTGAGTAATATCGAAGGCCTTATGCGCCAGCCGACTCTCAGGCGTAAAAGTGTAGAGATACTCTTTGACAACCACATAGAAACAAACTGAGGAGGCGACCCGTAGAGGTGGCATTACTCCTCAGTCCCCTAAAAATTAAACCCTCAGGAGGTTATACTATATGTCTGATTTAATGTTAGGACAACATCCCCTATTAAAGAAAGTCATGATTGACGCTCGTATCCGTGACTTAGTAGAAAAACGATTCATTGCTGATGCGTTATTCACAAAGACTACCTCAGATGCTTTAGCTGTTAAGTACTTCAAAGATGGAGATCAAGATGCTAACGGTCGCTATACTTACGAGGAAGTACCTGAAGTAGGCGAAAGTTCAGGATTCAAGCGCATCGGGCTTAGCGAGGTTGCTAAGGTAGAAATGATCCGTAAGTACGGTTTAGAATTCGCTTTCTCTTATGAGATGCAAAAGTGGGGTTCTAATGGTTACTTCGAGCGAGCGTTCAAAAAATTAGCTAACTCAGTAGTAGCAATGGTTAACGGAATGGCTTATGATCGTCTACACGAGTCAGCTACTGCTCCTAACGGAAACTTACAAACTAAGTCAGGAAACCGCTGGAATGATCCTTCTACAGGTGACGCTAACTTAATCGCTGACATTGTAGATGCTAAAGCTGCTGCTAAGAAGAAAGGCTACACGTTAGATACTTTAGTAGTATCTCCTGTGACGGAAGCGTTGCTTCTTAAGTCTAAATCTATCCGAGATGCTTTCAAGCAAAATGGTACAGACATCGTGTTGCTACGTGGTTACATTGGTGACTTCTTAGGTTTATCAATCATCGTAGATGAAAACTACCCAGACAACCAAGCATTATTCGTAGAGCGTGGAACTGCTGGAGACATCGCTGATGCAGAAGGCTTAAAGTCTCACACATATAACCAAGAAGAAGACATGACTACTATCGGGCGCGTTACTCGCTTCACTACTGCGTATGTAACTGATCCAGGTGCTATCTTCTTAATCACTGGTATCACTTCTTAATATTACCTGAGTCATACAGTCTAGGAAACAGACTATAAAGGCAACCGAGAGGGTTCTTCCCTTCTCAGAGTACCTATGAGGTAGCTAATGAATCCCCCCTCGTTAGTTATCTGGTGGGTACTCTGACAAGAGAAGAAAGGAGTGAAAACTATGAAGGTAAAAGCATTAGTGCCTTGTATAGATAAATTGTTTAACCATGCAGGTGACATCTTGGAGGTAGACACCGAGTACGGTAAGCACCTCATTGGTATTGACTATGCAGAGTCAGCTGAAGAGAAGAAAGTACCTGCTAAGAAAGCTGCTCCAAAGAAAACTAAGGAGTGATGACTAATGAGCTATAGTACTCCGAAAGATCTTCGCACTACCTACAGGCAACAGCTACCTAGCTCCGTCTCAGATAAAGACATCCAAGTCTTCTGCGATAAAGCTACGGTCTACATGAATGGTATCCTCGCTAAGGCCTACGCAGTGCCATTCTCCCCAGTACCACCCTTCATTAAACAAGTGGCCAATGATCTGACTACATACTTCTTTATCGAAGGGATGTACACGAGTCAGAAACCAAACCTCGATGAGTTCTACAAAGACCTCAAGAAAAGATTGGACCAACTACTACAAGACATCCTCAACGGAGACATGACTCTTATTAATGAGGACGGAACTATAGTACAACCATTGCCTACATGGAATAACGGATACGCAACTACTAACGATGATTGTCCCTTCTTCGGAAGAGACTACCCAAAGTGGTGATCTAGATGGCTAACCATGATGGACGTATGAGAGTTGAGCTACACGGGTTTGACGTTAGGATGCTTAAGGCAGCAGGCAAACTAGAAGACCTCAAGACACCTCTCCGTAGGTCTGAAACCTACATGGAACGTTCAATAGGTAATCGTTTTAGAGCTGCTGCTTGGGTTCCTCTTAGTGCTGCGACTATCAGGATTCATCCTCACAGAGCTGGAGGGAAACCGCTAAACGACACAGGAGCACTCAAGCAGTCAATCACTAGTGGGGCTGCTAACAAGTTATCTAAGAAGAAGTTAACTATCAGGTCAGGACTCCGCAAGGCTAACTTGCATCACCACGGAGGTAGGACTAGTTGGGGTACTTTTGTGCCCGCTCGTCCGTTTCTTTACTTCGACAATGTAGACAAACAAATGATTCAGCGAGTGTTCGATGACTATGTAGATGAACTAGTGAGGGAGGTAGACAATGGCAACATCTAAAGGTATTTACAACGACACAAAGACTCACATCGCAGATTACCTCATTGAGTGTTTCAATGCGAGTGACGACAAAGTAGATGTCTACAAAGCGCCTTTCCAGCAAATACCTGTGTTCCCTGCTATTTCTATAGAGATCATCGGAAGGCCAACTCGTAAGCCGGTCGGGATAGGTGGAACTTATCAATCTACTATCTCGGTTAACGTTTGGGTGTATACGAGTTTACTAGATGGTATGGAAGCTGAGGAGCAATGCTTGTACTTAACAGACAGACTTGAGTATTACATCGCTAAGAATAGAACACTCGGAGGTAGATTCCAGGAGGTTAAACTCGATGACGATATCCAATTTGGCACAGTCCAAGAGGGAGAAGTGAACTTCCTCCAGGGAGCTAAGGTGCCGTTGTTAGTTACTACAAAGATGACTCAGTTAGGAAACCAATGTGGTACAAGCTCAGGAGGTGATTGCTCATGCGGTTAATCTATGACAATGACACTCCGAGGCACTTCCTCTATCCAGCTTATGGACTAGTGGAGAAAGGTTTCATTATAGATGTACTCGATAAGGATTTAATTGCTTCTCTCAAGGAGAAGGGATTCAAGAAAGCCCCGCCTTTCAAGGGGAAAGATGAGGAGGAGAAAATAGATGGCTAGACAAACTCAAGGTTTTGACACATTGATTGCCTTCGGAAAGGAAGCTACGCAGGGTACTGCTCCAGCGGCAGGAGTCTTCAAGAGTTGGGGAATTACTTCTGGCTGGGAACCAGAGATCAATAAGAACCACGAAGCTATTCGAGGGCTTGGTAACCGTACAGTATTAACTCACAAGGCTTTAGCTCAAGAGGTTACCTCTACATGGACAGGTTACTTACAAGATCCTCGTCCTCTATGGTATGCACTCGGTGGAGCGGTTACTAAGACAGGTGCAGCTAATGCGTGGGTTCATACGTTCTCTAGCGTAGGGCGTTGCCAAGAGTTACCGACCTTCACAGTTAACACTAGTATGTGTGTGAACGGAAACCCGTTTGTTACGAACTACGTAGGCTCTAAAGTTGACACTATGACGATTAGCTCCTCAGCAGGTGAAGCTGTAGAGGTAGAAATGGAGATCGTCTCTAAGGACGCTATAGACTCAGCTACAGCAGCTTCAACTTATGATTATCCAACTAATGAGATTATGACATTCGCAGACGGCACAGTAACTATCAATGGAACTGCAGCTGCGAATGTTAAGGAGTTTGAAATTGAAATTGCTAATAACTTAGAGGCTATGCAAACAATCTCTAAAGGTAACACTCCATCGTTTATCAATGAGGGTGTACTAGATATTACAGGTTCAATCACTATTGCTCCTATGGGTACAGTCAACAGGACACTATTCCGTAACGGAACAGAATTCTCAATGATTCTTCGTTTCGATGACCCTGCTGTGCCAGCTAACTACTTTGAATTAACTCTTAGTGGCGCTAAGTATGATACGGACTCGTTAGGTATCGAAGCTGACGGAGAAACAGACTACGAGTTAGACGTACTATTCCGTACAGCATCTATTAAGATTGGCTCGAAAGACGTATCTGACATCACAGTTTAACACTTGGGAGGCTTCGGTCTCCCTTTAATTTAAAACTCGAAAGGTGGAAACTATAATGGCTAAACAACAATTCCCTTGGTTAAATCAGGAGAAGTTATTCACAGAGGAAGTACAAGGAGTACGAATTACTTTCAAGACTTTATCCTTTGGAGCGCAACGCCGTATCCAAGGTACCTGCGTGAAGACTGATGATAAAGGAAAGATCGACATTGACGTATCTCTAATCGGCTTACTTACAACTATTGAGTCTATTGTAGATTGGGACTTCACAGACGCTGAGGGAGAGAAGTTACCTATCGAGTTACACACTTTCGATGAAGTATTTAACCCAGAGTTCGCTGCAGAGATTATCCAATTGGTATCTCAAAAGGCTAACACGGACGTCCCTGAGAAGAAAAAAAAGAAATAGACTCTCAGATGAAAACTCTCATGGGAGGAAAAAAGCTTAACAAACCTATCCTCCATGAGATAGAAATGTACGAACTGTGCGTCCTCCTAAATCAACCTCCTTCAGTAATTAAAGCTGAATCGTATGACGATATGGCAGCACTCCTACTAGTCCATAACGCTAAGACTTACTATGAGTCAGAAGCTGGGAAGAAGGCTGACAAGAAACAAGCTAGGAAGGACACAGCTAACAAGTACCGCTAGGAGGTGAGAACTATCGCTAGTGTAATAGATATTATTATCGAGGCTCAGGACAGAGCCAGCAACACTTTTAGGCAGACCTCTACAGAAGCTAAGAAGATGGCAGCCATCATAGGTGCAATTACGATAGGTGCATCCGCTATGACGCCAGCCTTGTTAGGCGGTCTCGGTGCAATTGCTTCCCTGTTTGGTACTGCTGGGGTAGCTGCTGCAGGATTCGGGGCCTTAGCGTTTACAACCTTCACCAAGACCATCGAGAAGGCAAATGACCTTGAGCAGGCACACCTCAAGGCGAACGCCGCTCTCATTGCAGGTGACACAAAGGGTTACGTTAAGGCTATGGCTATGGTGCAAGCTATCATGGAAAGCATGTCTGAGGAGGAACGACAAGCTGTAGTAGCTATCAACCAACTCAAAGATGCATGGACTGACATGGAGAATAAGATGACTCCTACTAACTTAAAGTTGATAGCTGCCTCTACAGATTTTCTTCGTCTCACTATGACTCGATTGTTTCCTTCTATGCAGGGTGTAGGGGAATCCTTTACAGGTATGATCGCTTACATGAATAAAGCTATCGAGGGTGGCAAGGCAGATAAGTTCTTTGAGCATATGAATACCTATGCAGTTCCAATGTTTGAGAGAGTAATGATCTCTGCAGGAAACATCCTCAAAGGATTTGGCGGTATCATGGTGGCCTTCGCTCCTCTAGGAATGCAACTTGGAGATGGCATGGTGGACTTGACTAAGAAGTTCGCTGACTGGGCTTGGGGACTACAGAGTAATCCAGCTTTCCAGAACTTCGTTAAGATGGTTCAAGAGAGTACGCCTGTGATTATGTCTTTCATAGGACAAATCGTTTTGACTCTTTGGGATTTAATCCAAGGGTTATATCCTATCTCGTTACAGATTGTCAAACTAACTACTGAGTTCTTAGAGTGGGCTAGAGAGTCAGGTGCTTTAGATTTAGTTATACAAGCAGTTTCTACTACAGTTCAATTCTTGATAGACAATATGGATATTCTAGCTCCTATCATAGCAGGTGTTACTGCTGGGGTTATAGCGGCTAACATTGCTTTTAAGGCTATGATGATTGTTAGGACGTTAGCTACTGGAATAGAAATACTTTCTACTATGCTAGGGCTTTCTCGTGTAGCAACTGCTGCTGCAGCTACATCTCAGTGGGCTTTGAATGCAGCTATGTGGGCTAACCCTATAGGTATTGTGATTGGTCTAATTGTAGCATTAATCGCGATAGGTGTTCTTCTGTATCAAAATTGGGATACTATCAAGGCAGCCTGTGAAGACCTTTGGAAAACTATTGTAACTAAGTGGGATAACGCCAAGAAGATAACTATTGCAGTTTACGAAGAAATGACTAAAGCAGTTAAACAGTGGTGGGCTGACACTAAGAAGTGGTGGAACGACATGGTTGATTCTGCCGACGCTAAAGCTGAAGAGATGAAGCAAAAAGTAGTTGCTAAGTATGAACAACTTAAGAGAGAGGCTGTACAAAAAATATACGATATCGTTATAGGTGCAGCTGAAAAGTGGGAACAAATGAAGACAGATACATCCAACAAGGTTGAGTCTATGAAGAGAGCTGTAATAGACAAGTACAACCAAATGAAAAACGATCTTATTAACAAGGTTAATGATATAGTGAATGACACTAAACGAGGATTTAGTAATATGGTTCAAGCTGTAGAGGACAAAGTCGATTCGTTTACTAGAGCCGCTAAGAATATGATGAATGGTTTCGTTCAAGGTGTAACTAACGGATTCATGGATGCTAAGTGGAAAGTCCAACAAGGTATCTCTGATATGGTTAATGGCTTCACAGGATTCTTTAAGACATTCTATAACTCTGGTAAAGGACTACTTAGTTCATTCGTTAACGGTATCACATCAGGCTTCGGAGATGCCGTATCAGCTGTCTCTAGAGGTATGTCAAGTATACGTAAGTACTTACCGTTCTCCCCTGCGAAGAAAGGCCCTCTATCAGACTTAGACAAGTCAGGTAAAGCATTCTTCCCTACTTGGTACGAGGCAGCGCTAACTCAGGTAAGTGCTATGGAACGATCTATGGGTAGAGCCTTTGGAGGAGTTGCTAACCAAGCAGACGTAGCCTTAGCAGGTACAGGGTTGGAAGCATTCACTGGAGGACGAACATCTGTGACAGTTAACCACGTAGTCAAGGTCGATGGCACTGTAGATGTGAATGGGTCAGATTTACGAGAACAAATCAACGAGTCGGTTATCCAAACAACTACTGAGAATGGCTTCGGAGGAGGCATGGACTTCTCAGGATTAAACCAATCAATTAGAAAACTGTAGGAGGTAAACCATGGCAGGACAAGCTACATTGACTACTATAACAATTGATGCTAACGGGAATGCTGTGGTGAACTTCACCTACTCAGGTGGAGCCTCCACAGATATTCTTTACTTAGAGAGAGCAAACAGTTATGACACGCCTGATAAGGCTGTAGTAGTGAGAAAAGTGGCTAGAGGGTCACTAACTCAGGTGGTTGACTATACAGTTTCCAACTCAGGGGCACGCTATTGGTATCGCATTAGATCCACTAATGCAGACGGATCTGGTACAGTGTATAGTCCTGACTGGGCTAGTGTAGATACAGTCTGTTTAGATATTGTCACATTAGCTCCTTATAGCGCAGTGCAAACGCAGACTAAACTCCAAGTGGTCTCTTCTCGAACAGGAGAGCGCTCACGAGAAACTCAGATGGCAGAGTTCGCTGGTAGGACAAGACCTGTAGTAGAGGTAGGAATGATGTACAACCAAGCAGTTAACATCTCTTTCTACGTAGAGACTGCTCAGGAGAGATACGATGTAGAACGACTCTTGTTAGACAATGACTTTTGGTTCAGAGATAACTATGGTAGAAGCTTCCACGGTTCATGCCAAAAAGTTAGCTCATCAGATTACATCGGAGGATTCAACATGAGTGCCGTACTCACAGAGATAGATGGCGGAGTTAATAACTAGAGAGGAGATGTTCCTATGGCATCACGTACGAGGTTTAACGAAGGCACTAGGGAGATATCTTTTAGATACGATATCCTAGACAAGAATAATATTAAGAAGGGTGAAGCAAGCAACATCGTAGATGGAAAAGTTTCCTTTAATGCTTTCTCTAGTATCCATAGGACAGCTTCTTTCAAGTTACGTGAGGAAGCGCCACCTCCTGAGAGTATTCCTATTGTGGCAGGAAATACTTACACGACTACAAGCTTCCCTCCTATTGGTTGGACTATGGATAAGTGGGTAAATGCTGTCTATGGAGAGATAAGACCTGAGAGAATTACAACTCGTAACATCAATTCTGAGATGGAAGGGCCTACCTCAGCAGCGCCTGGAGCTACAGGGTATATCTACGAGAAGTGGGGGGTCTTTAAAGATTCTGCATTAGCTACACTTAACTATAGGACTGACGAGAGAGGTTGTATAGGAAATGCTCAGACTATTGAGAAGAATGGTACAGGAAACTACAAGGCAGGTATTTATACTTTCGATTGGGTTAATACAGCATTAACTCCTACCAAGGCAAACTTTTGCTTCATGTATAGGTTAACTGTTAATGATGCTGCCTCGTCGGACATGCCTGCTGTGTGGGCTATCCCAGAGACAGCTAACCAGGGTAACAACTGGGCAGGAGCTGTTAGGGTGTCTAACTCTAATATGACTACTCGGGGTATGAATAACGATTGGATATTCTGTGAAGGTGTTCAAGACTTGCCAGACATACCTGGAGGAGGAGCCGTACACGAGTGGAAGTTCGCTTTTGGATACGAGTCAGCATCGCCTTTCAAGATAAAAATAGATTGCGTGACAGTCACTGAACAGATAAGCAAGCGGTTATCTAATTTGTCAATTAGTACATCTCAAGTGTTTGATATTTCTTACACTAAAGTGGTCGATGGAGTAGTGCCAACTTTCAATAAAGCTATTATGTACTACAACTTGGTACCTGGACAGAATAACCCTGCCGAGGTTTACTTCCCTCTCAATAGGTTATTCTATCGAACTAGTATCAACGGAGGTAGCACATGGTCTGCTTGGACACAAGCTGTAAAGGATGTGCCTATCACGACAATACCCGCAGGTTCCCCTACAAATAACCTCAAAATGCAACTCCAGTGGGAGTTCGACAGGTATTCTATGAGTGACACTAAACCTCGTATGCGTGACCTCTCCATAGAAGTGAACTACAATGCTCAAGGGAAGAACCCTTTGACTGACAGTATTGACTATCGAGTTGATCGTATTAGACCCTATATGATTTACAAGGATGGTACCTCGACAATTGAACGCTCTCTAGGTATCTTCCTAATGAACTCTCCTAAGAGGAAGGACGAAGGCTCAAGAGTCTACAGAGAGATAGAAGCTTACGATCAATTATCTATCTTGGCAGATGCTAAAGTGATTTACGCTTTCGAGACGGTAGCGGACGTCACTAAGCCACTAACTCAATTAGTTACTGAGATACTTAGAGGAACAGACACAACGATCCCTGGTAAGTTTGGTTATGGCTTCCCAGCAGCCTTTGTTGATATTACACCAGGAGCGAATGGAACACTTGCTAAGACGATGAAGTTCGAGGTGGGACAGACTTGGTTAGATGTAATTAACTCAATGTTAACTTCTATAAATTACACACCATTGTACGCCACTGGAGACGGAGTACTAACAAGTAAACCTTATCAGCTCCCTGAGAATAGACCTACTTCACATACCTATCTAGATGATGCTGTGTCGATTATATATAAGCAAGCTGAAGAGGAATTCGATATTCACGATGTACCTAACGTGTTCGTTTGTACTCAGCAGGCTGACCAAGAGGGAGAGCGACTGTACAGCCGACTCTTCAACAACAATGTAGGTAGCCTATCCAGTATCCCTAATGTAGGTCGCTACATTGTTGACTATAGAGAGGTAGACAACATAGCTAACCAAGGAGTACTAGATACTTACTGCGCAAGGATAGCTAGCGAGGCTAGTCAGGCATACGGAAAAGTTATCTTTAGAACAGCTCTTATGCCAGGGCATGAGTATATGAATAACATCCAGCTCAGGTATCAAAACTTGAGAGTTAACGATATCTACACAGAGACAGATTGGACGATGGATCTCAAAGTGGGTGGCCAAATGGAGCACCGAGTGAGAAAGGTGGTTAGGATATGACGATTGAACAGCGCAGACAACAAGATGACTTTGTAGCGTCCATTATCACGAAAGCCCGAGAGGGAAACACAGATAACTTTCTCGTTGGAAGAACGTACGATGATTTGAGTGGTAATTCCAATTGGACTTCTATCAAGGTTGATTTCGACTACTACTCCACAGTTCCATCTCTAATGACCTGTAAGATGCTTCAAACAGCTAGGGATAACTTGTTAGGTAGACCTGCAGGGCAAAAAGTACTAGTAGGTTACTTTGGAAACTTCTATGTAATTATAGATGTCATCTTGGAATAGGAGGTGAAACTGTGGGAATCAAAGAGATCACCGAGTTAATCAAGACAGAGTACGTCTTCGGAGTCCTTTTTATTCTAGGGTTATTCTATGTAGCTAAGTACATTAGAGAGGTTCTTGCTAGTCAGGCTCAAGATAATAAGGACTCCGAAGATAGAATGGCTGAAATGAATGCAGCTCATCAATTAGAAATGAAAGAATCTCATAGAGAACAAATGGATAAAGCGTACGAACGAGAAGATAAACTTATGAAGCATCAAACAGAAATGACTATCCAGCTCAAGGAGATTAGTGCTACTCAGTCGAGGTTCGCTGCCTCGTTAGACAAACTGGAGCAACGCACAGAGGATAACTTTCGAGCACTCTGGCAAGAGGTACAAAAATAAAACTAAGGAGGATGCTACATGGCAGAGATTCCATTCAACGTTAACATGGACTTAGTAGACAAATATACACCTGCCGAGGATATCACTATCCCTCAAGAGGATAACTTGTCAGTTAAGTTTACTTACTCGATATTCAACCGAGAGGTAGCCGAAGACTTAACAGGTGCAACTGACATTGTAGTCTCATACATTAAGCCTGATGGTCACATCGTCCTCCAGAGTGACGGCACACTAGTGTTACCTAACAAGGTTAGCATCGTAGCGAACGCACAAGCTTTCACCTATGTAGGTAAAGTCTACATGCAGGTTCAATACAAGAAAGGAACTCAAACGTTTAACACGAGGCAGGCGTTCTTCTGGGTAGAGAAAAGCGGTACAAGCTGTACTACGGTGGCTAGCTCTGATTACGCTCCCTACTTAGACAACATTAAAGAGACTTGGACATTACTTTCGGCGTTAGACTTACAAGCATTAATCGACTCCAAGCAGACTGCTGAGAACGCTCAGGTAGATGTAGATGTTCTGACTCCAAGGGTAACTACTCTGGAGACGAACTACGCAGCTCTGGCGAATCGTGTGACTGCTGTAGAGACAAAGAATACTCAACAGGATAGCCGCCTTACCTCTTTAGAAGCTCAACAAGGTACATTCGCTACAAACATTAGTAATTTACAGTCTAGTGATACTACACAGAACACTAGCTTAATAAACCTAGAGAGCGGACAGACTACACAGGATAACCGCTTGACGTCTATCGAGTCAAAGAATACTTCACAGGACACTAAGATATCAGCTCTAGAGACTTCTGCTGCAGATATTCCTACTATGAAGACTGACATTACAGCAATCAAAGGAGTCAATACTACACAGGACAATCGATTGTCTGCACTAGAGATAGCTAAAGCGGCTAACGATACAAAGAACGCTACACAGGATACTAACATAGGTAATAACGCTACAGCTATCTCAGGGTTACAAACGAGCCAGACTGCACAGGACACGAAGATTACCAATCTAGAATCTTATCAGACTTCTTCTAACACTCGTATCACTGCTGTAGAAACTAAGAACACTGAGCAGGATTCACGATTGCTGGCTCTAGAACAAGCACAACCTGACCTAGCTCCTATTAACTCTAGGTTGACTGCTATAGAAACAAAGAACACTGCACAGGACGCAAGTATCACTGCCCTGGAGACAGCTAAAACAGCGAATGACACAAAGAATACTCAGCAGGATTCTAGGCTGACAGCTTTAGAGAGTAGCGCTAGCTCGTTAGCAACTACTGTGGCATCTAACAAGACTGCGCAGGACACAGTCAACACTAATACGAACAACTCTCTCGCGGCTTTAACTACACGAGTAACAGCTACAGAGACAAAGAACACTCAGCAGGACACTCGCTTAGATACAGCTGAATCGAAAAACACGAGTCAGGATGCTAAGATAGCAACCCTAGAGGGTGCTAACTCAGTTATTATTGCTGACATAGATGCTCTTGAGTCCTCTGTAGGTGGCCACGAAGTTCGCCTAGATGACAATGACACAAAGAATTCCTCACAGGATTCCCTCATAGCTTCAAACACTTCAGCGATCTCCTCGCTAACTACTACAGTTAACAACAACCAAACAGGCATGAACACACGAGTAACGGCTCTAGAGACAGCTAAGACAGCTAACGATACTAAGAATACTCAACAGGATAATAGACTGACAGCTTTAGAGAATTACGATACTACACAGGACACTCGCATGACTACTATCGAAGGAGTTAATACAGCTCAAAACAACAGGCTTACTCCTCTAGAGACTGATAACACAAGTAATAAATCTAGATTGACAACCCTAGAGACAGATAATACGAGCAACAAATCTAGACTGACAACTACCGAGACTAACATTACTAATCTAACAAACAATAAGCTTAACAAATCTGAAGCATTCTACGATTATGCTCAACCTAGCGGGAACACAATTGTTTTATCTACTAGTACAGACCTAAACACAATACAGAAGACAGGTCTATATGGAGGTAGCAACTTAGTTAACACTCCTGAGAGTTCTACAGGGTTCTTCTATGTAGAAGTTCTTCGTTATAGTGATACTAGCTATGTTAAACAAATAGCTACAACCCTAACAGGCTCCAAACCAGCTATTTACACGAGAAAGATGACTGGTGCTAACGTTTGGAATGCTTGGGTGAAGCAGGCTAACGAGGAAGATGTAATCACTAAAGCTAAGGACGGAACAGCCTCTCCTAGTTTAACTACTGAGGCTACAAACTATGATGCAACATACCCACTAGTTGCTGACCGCAGAGGTAACACTGTAACGGTACGAGGAGCTTTCAGATTAAACGCTGGCGCAACAGGGTTCACTATTGCTACTCTCCCAGTCAATATGAGACCTGTGTCAGCTGTTACGCAATTTATTACTGCTAGTGATGGAACAACTGTCCATTTTACAATAGACGTACTAGGTGTAATAAGAGTAGGCACAAATGGTAAAGACTTACGAGTTACTGTGTCTTATGTAGCGGATTAAGGAGGAGAACAAATGGTTGTACACTATGGTTATTGCTACGATGAGGAAGGCAGGTTCACCGAGCTTATCCCTCTAGAGAATACCTACAACGAGGAAACCGGAGAGGAAACTCCCCTCTTGCCTCCTCAATGCACTTTAAAGAGGGCACCTGACGGAGGCTTCTACCCAAGGTTTATGGGGACTAAGTGGGTAACTCGAGAGGAATACACGTTAGACGAAAACAATAGACCAATATTACCTGAGGAGGAGATTACTAATGAGAGTATCTAGCCACGGAGGACATAATTCAATTGTCAATGGAGCTAACTCTGGAGGACGAAAAGAACATCTAATGGATAGACAGTGCAACGAGGATTTCATCAACAAGTTACGCTTCCTAGGTCACTCTGTAGAGAACGACACTGACGAGGTAGGTCGTACAGCGAACGCTATCGTAGGTAACCAAGTTAGGAATATCAACGATAGACCGAACGATGTAGGCTTCGCTTGGCACCTCAACGCATCTGACGGAGAAGGACATGGAGTAGAAGTGCTTTGCTACTCTCAGAAGGAAGCACCTATGGCAGCTCGCATCTCAGCAGAGATCGCTAAGCGTACTGGTTGGAAAGACCGAGGAGCCAAAGTTAGACCGGACATCGGAGTTATCCGCTCAAGTAACTGTCCGTTCTACCTTATCGAGGCAGGATTCATAGACAACGATGCAGACATGGCTAAGTGGAATGTTAATGCGATCACCTCAGCAGTTATCTTCGCATTCTTCGGACAGGAAACTAGCGGAGGAAGCTCAGCAGTTCAACCAAGCGAGCCAGTACCTCCTAAGAAGCAAAACATCATAGAGGTCGGTGGTCTCGGTAGTGAAAACCTACAGGACTTCGTGCAAGCTCTTAACTCACTGAAGATGACTGCTAGCTTGGTTCTACGTAGTGACGGCTATGTTTACCCTGTGACAGAACCTACGAGTGACACTCAATTGAATGCTATGGTAGATTACCTAAAGAGAAAGAACTATCATCATACTGTAAAATAAGACCTGAGTCATACTACGTAAGTCCCTGCGTGGGCAGTCCCAAACTAAATGAGAGGATATGATAGGTGATGAATAAAAAGAAAGCTATTAAGTTGGCATATGTGTTGGTTCCTGTGGTAGGTGTTCTCCTAGGAGGAGCGATTGCACCTGAGCAGGTTGACTCTATAATGAAGATCCTAACGGATATCATCACGGTATTCGCACAGTAACACACTAAGGAGATGGCTTACGAGCTGTCTCCTTTTTCTTGTTTACAGGTTAAACTTTCCAGTGTATAATAAGAACAAGCGTTCTTATAAAATATTACCTGAGTATTTTTATTAAACTTGTTGACTAGTATTACCAAATGTTATAAGATATTACCAAGGTATTGTTTACCAGAGAAATAAGGGGAGGTTTTACTATGGAAGAAAAGCTAGAGAGATTTGACGAGAAAGTAAACACGGAGGTAAACAAGATTCTATCTTCTCTCGGTTTCAAGATACACGACGGTATGACCTCAGAAGATTACTGCCAGCTCAGCAGGGACATGGGTGCTAACGGGGTAGCATATGATCTCAAGAGCGAGACTGAAAATGGCGTCTACAGGGTAACTATTCAGCTTACGAAAACTTTAGAACTAATTTTATAAAAGAGTTGACTCCCATGGTATGACCATGGTACTATAGAGATAAGCCAGTTAGGGCGAGCTACTGGCTTTTATAACACCTTAGAATCATACCTGAGTCATACCTGCCGATCAGTCTACCAAATTAAAATGAAAAGGGGTAATTATTAATGGCTAATCAAAGCGGATGGAACACAGTAGGAACCGAAGAGGAAGTAAACACAGGAGCGCCAGCTCAACAAGAAGATAAGTTAGACTTCGTAACACTAGCAGTTGGTGAAACTAAGTTGCGTGTCATGGATGAGGCGCCTCACTTCTACCAAGGATACTGGGCTACAAAGGGTAACGGTGCAGCAAGCGGAAATGGTAATGGTACATTCATTCCTTACAAAGGCAAAGGAAAAGACTTACTAGAGAAAGCTAACTACGACTTTATGGATAAAGTCTTCAAGGAGGCAGACGCTAAAGGTCTTACTAAAGGTAGTGACGCTCGTAAGAAACACACTAAAGCAGGGTACGCTAAACAGCCTTACGGAAAGATTAAAAACAAATATATCATCCACGTAATCAACCGTGCGACTGGCAACCTAGAATTATTAGATGGTGGTCCAGCAATATTTAATGAGTTAAAGAAATACGCAATCAACCCAGAGTACGGTGACTTGAGAGAATATGATATTACTATCACTAAAACAGGAACAGACTTCCAAGAAATTGAATACTCAGTGACTCCAGCTCGTAGTAACACTCCTAGAACTCCTGAAGAGATTTCACTGTATGAAGCTAAAAAGGTTAACCGTTCAGATTTAAAAGACGGTAAAGACCTAACTCCTGAGCAGTGCTTGTTCGTCGCTCAAGGTGGGCTATGGAGTGAGGTTAACAACGTAGGACAAACCCCGGATGAAAGTATATTAACTAAACAACAACCTGGATCGTTGCAACCACTAGATGCACCTGCTAACGGATTAGACTCTGTAGTTAATATCGCCAACGAGGATGGAATTACTACAGTGATAACTTCTAAAGAGGGAGCGCTATCCGATGAGGAACTCAAAGAAATCAACTTCTAAGATTCCTCCTCATATGGTTGCTTGGCTGTCTGCTGAAGGGTGGACAGCTGAGGAGCTTTCCTTTGTAGATAAATACAGAGATAAGCTAATTAATGATGCTGTAGACGCATTAGATGCCAACTCTCTGAAGAAGGTTAGAGAGATAAAAAAGATATACGACAGACAGGAAGCACAAAAGGGGGAAAGGAACCGTGAGTACGACTCCAAAAATAAGCTCCAAAGAATTGATTCACCGAGCTGGTTCGGAGAGGGCATTAATCGGGATCTGTTTAAATAAACCTGACCAGTTAATCCTCGCTAGTGGTTCGGGTCTCAAGCCAGAACACTTTGCAGTAGATGCTCACAAGTACATCTACATGGCTATGTCATACCTCATAGAGAACGGTAACAATCCTGACCCAATCAGTATTACTCAAGTGTTTACCGACGATAAAGCTAACAAGGCTATCGAGGAGATGGGTGGTGTTACTTATATAGAGTCAATGAGGTTAACTCCTTCTGTGAGTAACACTCAGATGCATATAGACAACGTCAAATTAGCAGCAGCCTGTAGAGATGTCTATGATAAGTCTAAAAAGATAATGGATAGGATGATAAAGGGGACCGAATCAGATGTTAACACTGTATTGAGTGCTGTGGAGTCGGACTTTAGAGATATATCCATCGAGTATCAGGTTGCTACAGGGGTTACCAAGCTAGGAGAGAATACCGCTGACAGGTTAAAACAAAGGCTGCTAACTCCGCAGGATGTCATCGGACTAAAGACTGGATGGAAGCTATTTGACTTAGCTACTCTAGGGTTGATTGACGGAGAGTTAACTATTGTGGGAGCCAGATCCAAGGTGGGTAAATCTACTGTGCTACTAAATTGGTGCAATAAGATTTGCATAGAGGACGGCGTCCCTACTTTGTATATAGATACTGAGATGTATGACTACGAACAGGAAGACAAGCTACTCAGTATCATCTCTAGAGTACCCCATGAGGAGATCCGTACAGGACGTTTTGGAGTAGACACCGAGGCAGGAAAAGCAATAGACAAGATAGCAGCTCTACAGGACGCTAACAGGGAACTAAAGGAGGCGCCATTCTTTCATGTATACCTTCCTAACTTTACACCTGAGAAAATTAAATCTCTGGTGCGTAAATACCAAGTGGAACATAGTGTCAAGCTCGTTGTATTCGACTATATCAAGCTACCTAGCTCAGATAGTAGTCTAGGAGATAAAGAGCATCAGGCTCTAGGGTATCTGACTAGCTCGCTCAAGGACATTGCTGGTGAGTTAAAAGTACCGATTATCTCAGCAGTACAGCTAAACAGATCTGCTGTAGGGAAAGAAGATATGGACGAAGGAATGATAGCTGGCTCGGATAGAATCTTGTTCCTTGCTAACCGAGTATGCATGATGAGGAAGTCAACTGAAGAGGAATACGCTATCACAGGTTGTTCTAGGCAGTTTAAAATTATGGCTCAACGAATGGGACAAGAACTTGATTGGACACCTATAAAGGCTGACTCTAAAAATTGGCGAATGGAGATGATTTAATGGATGTGTTCGATAAAGATAGCTTATGGCTAGGTTATATCTTAGGATTATTTACCGCTGGAGTTGTTATCGGTTTAGTAGAACTAATTAAGGAGATGATCTAATGAGATACTTATTAGCTTTTATTATGGTTATGGTGATTACTTTAACAGCATTCTTTTTTATCTTTGGAGGTATTACAGGAGGAGATGTATTCTTAGTAGCTGTATTAGCTATTTTCTCTATATGTGTTCATGCTAGGGGGGAAAAGAGATGACAGCTTTCATGATATACCTACTAGTCGGCGCTCTCTGGGCAGGACTCTGCAAGTTATCCGGTGAGATAGACAGACAATTAGACGAACAGTGTATGAACTCTTTAATTAGGCAACTTGGTATTACCATAGTCATAATTCTAGGGTGGGGCCCTATCTTGGTAATCTGGGGATTAGAAAAACGCAAGGGGGAATAGCTGGTGAGCAGAGACGAGTTAGTCATATATAATATAGGGTTTATAATGGGATTAATGTCTGGGTGGCTTGTAGCGCTAATAGTATTGGGGTTGATTAGATGAGTATCGTCAAGAAGTTGACCGATAAGATGGACGTACGAGCAATACTCGAGGAGCTAAACTTCAGTAGCATAAAGTCAGCTGGCTCTGAGATTAAAGCTTGCTGCGAGATCCATGGAGGGGATAACCATACAGCTTTCACTATAAATAAACACACTGGAGTATGGTACTGCCATACAGGTTGCCAATCTGGTGGAGATATCTTTGATGTAATCATGGGTGTTAACGAGGTAGGATTCAAGCAAGCAGTAATTTGGCTCGCTAACCTACAAGGTATCACCGATATAGATTGGGATCGAGAAGAGATCGACGAGAACTATTTCCGAGACGAAGCTAAGAAGTTTATCGAGCAGATGATGAAACGAGCTAATAAGAAGGAGCTACCGAGTTGGGAACCTAAAGGGATGACCTTCGAGCCAGTCACAGAGTATCGAGGATACTCCCTTGAGACAATAACTCACTGGGGCCTCCAACGCTGTCTCTCAGGGGATTTAGTCGATAGGGTAGTGTTACCTATAGAGGATGTAGATAATCGTCTCGTGGGGATGACTGGGAGGGCCACACTAGATAGTCAATCTGCTAAGTATTACCATAGACCGCGCTCTCTGAATACTGGATGGATACTAACTGGGTTAGGACGCAACTTAGAACACGTCAGAGAGGCTAACAATACAGTCATAATCTGCGAAGGTATTATGGACTGTGCTCGATGGTATGACGTAGGAGTTAAATACACTTGTTGCCCGATAGGCGTTTTCTTCACAGAGGAACATGTAGAGCAGTTATTCAAAGCAGGAGTAACTACTGTGTACTTTGCGTTTGATTCTGATAAGGCGGGACGTAATGGAGTTAGAAAAGCTATACAGAGAGCGACTCATAAGTTTGAGATTTACGTGTTAGATTACCCAGAAGGTAAAGATGCTGACGAGTCAAGTCCTACAGAGCTGGCTCAGGTGTTGGCCAACAAGATGACACCTTGGGAGTTCTACGATAAGTGGGGAAAAGACTTAGAGAAATAACTTGTCATCTCGGTATGACCATGGTAAGATTCACTTAACAGAAAATATGACGGAGGTAATACTATGAAACTACAAACTAAGGAGGCTACCATCTCATGAGAATCAACCACGAGCACGAAGCTATTAAAGACAAAGCTGAGGAATTATTCTACGAGTTCCCTGAGTGGAGCTGGGACGATATCTTCTACGCTATCTACGCAGATTATGACATCACAAGGGACGAGCTAGAGCAATTACTCATCGAGGTTGAACACCGAGTGAACGATGTACCTAACGAGGGATATATCATCGAGGGAGACGAGAGTCTATATAGTAACTAAGGGGGACAAGCTATGAAGGAATTAGAAGTTAGCAATAGAGGTAGCGAATTGGATGTAGATTTTAAGTTCGATAAAGACGATGAACTCCAGATAGAAATTTATGATCACAATGATAATCATACTATATACTATGCAACCCGTGATCAAGTTGAAAAGTTATACATCCACCTCAAAGGAGTTCTTGATCTATGAAAAATACAATTGTATTAGAGTCAATCCTAAACAGACATGACCGCATAGACGAAGCTGACAAGTTCTCGTTCTCCTATAGGAATCCTCACATCTTAGCAGCACTTTATTACTGCGAAGGTTTAAGCACTACCCAGATAGCTGACCACCTAGGTTGTCACAAGAGAACTGTTAGGCGCTACATGAACTACTTCGCAATGCCGAGGTTTACTAAGAGGTTTGGACAGCTCGTTAGGTGTCACGGGATAGACGGAGCTAGGCAGATTGAAGAACCGAGCTACTACGAAGTGGGTGATTGGACTGATTAACTTCAAGAATGGCAGCTCGGTAAGTTTTGGAGACTGTGAAGGCGAACCACTAAGAGGGATCGGTTCTCTTACCTTTTGGGATGACGAGAAAGAATGCCTTGTAACAATTGAGTGTAACCACAAAGAAATAACTAACGTGACTTACTGGAACCTTGAGGAGGAAAACCAATGAGACAAAAACTAATCAGCCTAATCGATAAGTACGAGAAGAAAATGAAGTTACCTGTAGATAATGCTACCAAAGGGTATTACCAAGGTAAGATTAATGCTTACGAGCACGCTATTATTCTACTAGATGCTACCGAGGAGGCGAACTAAATGGACAAGTTCACTACCCAGGAGTTAACTATCGAGATTCTAGAAGACGTGCCAGCTCACAAGGTATCTGTCGTGTTAATCAACGGGAAACAAACCGTGATGGGATACCACCAGCTACAGTTCTTGAGAGGTTATGCTAAGGAGGAAGAGACTAATGAGTAGACTGCAACGTATAATCGCACAGATGCAGTACCTAGTAACCTACGAGTCGGCTGTCGTGGAGGATGACATTCGAGACCAAATTGTAGAGCTTCTGACTCACGAGGACATTGAATACAGAGCATCATATATCCAAGAGGAAGATCACTGGATTATGGAAATTGGTTGTCACTTGCTTAACTAGAAATCATACTATGGTCATACCGAGGGGGGTAAACTAATGAGTAAACTAAGAGTATTTGAGGCGTTCAGCGGGGTAGGAACCCAATCAATGGCGCTAAAGCGTCTAGGAGTCGACTACGAGGTAGTTGGTATTGCTGAGATAGATAAGTTTGCTATACAGAGCTACATGGCAATCCACGGAGAAACTAGGAACTACGGAGACATATCTAAAATAAATCCTACAGAGTTACCTGATATGGATTTATTTACTTATTCGTTTCCTTGCCAAGATTTATCTATCTCAGGTAAACAACGAGGTATGGGTGAAGGTACTCGCTCAGGGTTACTTTATGAGTGCGAGAAGGTTATTACTACGAAGAAGCCTAAGTATCTCCTCCTCGAGAACGTAAAGAACCTCGTAGGTAAAAAGTTTAAGCCTGACTTCGATAAGTGGCTCGAGTGGTTAGAGTCTCAAGGGTACAGAAACTACTGGCAGGTACTTAATGCTAAGGACTATGGAGTTCCACAAAATAGAGAGCGTGTCTTTGTGGTTAGTATCTCAGGAGAAGGGACATATGATTTCCCTGAGAGTTTCCCTCTCGAGGTTAAACTAAAAGACATCCTAGAGGATGAGGTCGATGAGAAATACTACTTAATTAATAGTCACATAGTTACTAATGAAAATGGTAAACTATTAGTAAAAGAAGCTACAAAATTAGGATACAGAGAAGCTGAGGAAGGTGATTCTATCAATCTAGAACACCCTAACAGTAAAACCCGTAGAGGTAGGGTAGGAAAACAAGTAGCACAAACCCTGACGACTTCACCTCAACAGGCTACTATCGTTGCTATGCGAGGAAGATACAACTCAGAAGGTAAAGTCGAACAACAATTAGAACCTCGTAAGGACAACCTAGTATTAGCTAAAAAATATACCGTACCTCTTGTAGAGGGGATAGTGTCAAAAACTCGTAAGGATGAAATAGCTGTAAAGCTATTACCAAACGGAGATATAAGACCTCATAAATTAGATACTAAAAAGAGCGGTTTAAGTGAGTTGAATATTTCTTATGAGGATAATCCAAGCAAGACTATAACAACGACACATTCACCTAAAGTGTATGGATACTCTACTGATTTTCGTATCCGTAGGCTTACACCTCTAGAGTGTTGGAGACTGATGGGTATTACTGATGAGGATTTCTACAAAGCCAAAACTGTAGGAATGTCTGACTCGCAGTTGTATAAACAAGCAGGTAATGCTATCGTGGTTGATGTCTTGGTGGGTATCTTCGGAAACTTATTCAATCAAGAGTATGACCACAGTGATATCAAAGAGAGTGCTTTTGAGTTTAGTCAAATAGAATTTCCGTTTGTTTATAATAACGAGTTAGAACAACTAGGGAGACTATAATTAGTCTTCTTTTTTTTGTCTAAAAGTGTTGCTACCTTAGTATGACTGTGGTATTATATTAATAAGGAAACAAAAGGGGGAAATACCATGACGGACGAACTTACAGTCAAGCTAGACTTCAATCAGCTCCACACCCACAGTTGTGCCAGTAAGCGAGACGCACTCTCTAGAGTCGATGATCTCGTAGCTGAAGCTAAACGGTTAGGACAACGAGGGATTGCTATCAGTGACCATGGAGTTTTGCATGCCATCCCAGAGTTGTACAGAGAGTGTCGCAAACAAGGAATCAAGGCAGTAGCAGCTATGGAGGGATACCTAACAGAGGACGTAAACGACCCTGATAGCAAAACAAATTACCATCAAGTACTCATAGCAATCAACGAGACAGGTTGGAAGAACCTCATGAGACTGAGCTCGGAAGCATTTACTCACTTTCATAACCGCCCTCGTTTTGACTGGGTTATAATGGAGAAATACTCAGAGGGAATTATTGCTACGAGTAGTTGTCTAAGTGGGGTTATACCTAAGGCGATACTCGAGGGAGACAGCTCGAAAGTAAGGGAGTTGTACCACCGATATAGAAATATCTATGGAGACCGATTCTACTTAGAAATTCAGCCTACTCCGATTCCTGACCAGCAAATCGTTAATAAGAAGCTGGTGGAGTTAGCAGAGTTAACAGGATGCCCTCTAATTGCCACTGGAGATGTGCACTACGCTAAACAGGAAGACTACCTAGCACACCAAGGAGTCCTAGCTCTAGGGTGGGCTAAGAAGTTAAAGCACCCAGATGAGCCAGCGTATCCCTGTGAGGAACACTATTGGATGAAGCCCGGGGAGTTAATTCTAGAGGAGTTTGTCTCTCAGGGGTTTGATCGTGAGACAATCATTACAGCTATAAATAATACTGGGGTAATACTAGATAGGGTAGACTTCGATCTCAAGAAGGAAAAGGATTTGCTGCCGGAGTTTCCGCTACCTCAAGGGGTGACTGATAAGAATGCCTACATTGGTCAGCTCGTGAAGGAAGGAATGCTACGGAAATACAAACCAGTGACTCAGGAGGTTGTAGATCGCATCAAGTTTGAACTCTCAGTAATCAAGGAGAAGGGCTATGTAGATTACTTCCTTGTGGTGGCTGATGCTATCAAGTGGGGTAAGGAGAATGACATTATCTTTGCTCCTGGGCGTGGCTCTGGAGGAGGATCTGTAGTTGCTTACTGTTTAGACATCACCGAAGTAGATCCTCTAGAGTACGGTCTCTACTTTGAGCGCTTTCTAGATATCTCTCGCTTTAAGATGCCTGATATAGATACGGACGTAGAGGATGTACGCCGCTACGAACTAATTAACTACTTCCGTAGCAAATACGGTATAGACAAGGTGAGCCAGGTAGCCAATTATGGACGCATGACCGCTAGGCTTGCTTTCAAAAACGCCTGCATGGTTTATGATATCCCTTTTAGTGAATCTAAGAGAATAGCTGGACTAGTAGATGATGCTCCAAAGATGACTATAGAGAAGGCTCGCGCATTGCATCCTGGATTGGTTGAGTTTATGGATGGCAAAGAGTTTAAATTCAAACAGAAAGACAATGACGCTTTCGTAACTAACCATGAGATAAGCTGGATGGCCAGTAAGTTTGAAGGAGTGATAGACAAGTTAGGTAAACACGCTGGGGGCGTCCTCATAGCTAGTGAACCTATAGCAGATTACTTCCCGACATATCTTCCGGATCACAACGATAAGGACACGGTAGTATCGCAGTGGGATAAGGACGATTTAGAGGAACTCGGCGGCGTGAAGTTCGATTTCCTAGGCTTAAAGACTCTGAGAATGATAGGTCTAGCAGTTAAATCTATCGAGGCAGAACACGGAGTAAAGGTTGACCCTAACGAGATTATGCGGTCTCCTAAGGATCCTAAAGTCTACGAGCTTATCGCCACAGGTAAAACTCAAAACATGTTCCAGTTTGGTTCTTCTATGATGCAGGGCTTATGCCAGCGAGTTGCGCCTAAAGAGTTCAGGGACATTGTGGCGATTACCTCACTAGGAAGACCTGCCGCGTTGAACTCAGGAGATACTCAGAGATGGATAGATATTCGTAACGGACTGTCTGAGGAGGTTTACAGCCATCCTGACGAGATTCAAGTCACAGGGGAGACTAAGGGTATTATCGCCTATCAGGAACATGTGATGCGCCTCGTAAACGTCTTTGCTGGATGGACACTCGGAAAGGGTGACTCACTGAGAAAGAAGTCTGTTGAGGAGTTAGAAGCTATGAGGGAGGAGTTTGTTCTCGATTGTGTTAACAACGAGAATGTAGGTGCTGTAGAAGGGTTCACAGGGTGTATGCATGAACTCTGGGATAGAATCGTTGCCTACTCAGGGTATGGATTTAATAAGAGTCATGCAGTAGCCTACTCGATGATTACTTATATTACAGCTTGGTTAGAGTTATATTATCCTGCTCACTGGCTATCAGCCATCATGTCTACCAAGATGGGGGACAAGGAGGTTATCGCTCAGGGGTTAGCAGACATCAAAGCTAATGGCTTCGAGTTTAACCCACCAGACATCAACAAATCAGAGTTAATCTTTACAGCTCACAACAATAAGATTACATTCCCTCTCTCGGTTATCAACGGAGTAGGAGATAAAGCTGTACAGGTAATCCTAGAGGAGAGAGCTAAGCATCCATTCACCTCCCTAGAAGACATCCTATCTCGAGTATCTAAGAGATCAGTAAATGCTAAGGTCATGAAAGGATTAATCTTCGCAGGAGCCTTTGATAGCTTGTACCCTAAGTGGAATCGCCAGATGATCTACGTAGCTTACATGAATGTCAAAGGCATGACTAAGAAGGAGAAAGAGACATTGAGTGCCCTAGAGTGGGACGATACGATTAAAGCTAACTGGGAGAAGGATCTGTTAGGAGTGTACATTTCAACGCACCCTCTCCAGAAATACCACTTCCGCAACTGGCAGGAGTTCCAAGAGGGAGGAAAAGCTCTAGTAGGAGGTATAGTCACAAAGGTTAAATCCTTTAACGACAAGAAAGGTAATCGCATGGCTTTTGTCTCGCTAGACACCTACCAAGGGCAACGTGAAGTAGTCGTCTTCTCGAGTACGTACGCTAAGTTTGAACACCTGCTGAAGGTTGACTCGGTGGTAATGATTGATGGGAAGACACAGAACGAGAGCTTACTTGCTAACTCGATTAAAACTTTGGAGGTATAGGTATGACCAAGGTAATAACTGTAACGAGACGGAATGGAGATACTCATGAGGTTATTGTTGATAAGGGCTTTAATTATCCAGGGAAAATAAGTATTTCTGCTAGTGGTCATGCAGTTATAACTCAAAACAGTAAAACGATATATCTTCACAGATTTATCTTGGGTGTGAATAAAGATTGTGATTTGGTAGTTGACCACATCAATAGAAATCCATTAGATAACAGGTCAGAGAATCTTAGATTAATAACAAAAGCAGAAAACGCAATAAACAAAATAAGTAAAGGATACACATTTCACAAGAAGACAGGGAAATGGAATACAAAAATAAAAAGAGGAAATAAAATAAGTTCACTTGGTCTGTATAAAACAGAAGAGGAAGCGCATGAGGTATATAAGAAAGCTCATGCAGATTATCACAAAGAGTTATCACCATATTACAAGGAGATGGTTAAACGATGAACTACCCTATGCCATATATATCTTATTCACAATTATCATCATTCTTAGATTGTCCTCAGACCTTCTATCAGACTTACATTCTAAAGAACAGATCAGGTAACAAATACACTAGTCTAGGTTCAGCAGTCCATACTATCGCAGAAATTCAAGGTAAACAACTTATAGCAAAACACCCTTATGAGGACGGAAAATACATTCAGATGTTCAATGAGATTTACTTTGACAACGAGAAGACTCCAAAGAAATACTTCTCAGATAAAGAAGAATACATCCAGCTCTACAAAAAAGGAATTGTTGCTATTGAGAATTACTTAAATGAATACCGAGACAGCAAACCTTTATTCATAGAGAAAAAGTTTCGCAGTGTACTCATAGAAGGTACTCCAGATTGTTTAGGGTTCATTGACAGAATAGACGGAGAACTAGACGCTCCGTGGGACTGGGTCATAACAGACATCAAATCAGGTAGTAACCCTAAGAGTAAGCAGTTCCTTAATGATGATTTCCAATTGGCAATATATGCTCAGTTTATTTACAACCAATATGGACACTATCCAGCATTCTTAAGATATGCACATCCAGTACCCAACAAGTTCCAGACAGCAATTCACTTGGGAGACGGACTATACGAGTACGACTACAAAGGACAGCGATCTCCTAAGGCAAGATTCTTTGTACCCGAGAAGATGGATCAAGTGAAAGAAACTGTGGAGGTTATCTCGTTAGCATACAAACACAACAATTTTGCTAAGAAGTTAGACCGCTTTGGCTGTAAAAATTGTTTTCACCTAGAAACATGCAAACCCTTCGGAGACGGAACCGGGTGGAATTCTCTATAGTACACGGTATGACCAAGGTAATACAACTGAGGAGGATGACTAATGAGAAGAGCTTCAAAGTACAACGCCAAGAAGTCTGAATACAAAGGAATCAAGTTCGACAGTAAAGCTGAGATGGAGTACTACAAGCACCTAGAGTTACTCAAGGAGATGGGTGAAGTGAGCTGGTTCGATATGCAACCAGAGTTCACCCTCCTAGGTGGCTTCACAGATGACTTCGGGAGAAAGCACTTGCCTATCAAGTACCGAGCGGACTTCCTAGTCCACTACACAGATGCACCCCCAGTAGTGGTCGACATCAAAGGGATGGAAACTCCCGACTTCAAGCTCAAGAGGAAGATGTACTGCTCTAAGTTTCCCTTGGAGTTAAAACTCATAGCGTACTCCAAGATTGACGGGGGCTGGATTGAGACAGACGAACTCAAGAAGGCTCGCAAACTACGAAAGAAAGTTAAGGAGGCAAAACTAAATGGCTAAAGATATCACGCTACCCAAACTAGAAGCACAGCTCATCCAGCAAGAACTAGGAAGAAAGCAAGAAACTATCCAGCGTGACCCCGAGGTGGACAAGCAATTGTGCCTTGCCTACCAAGAAGGATTTAACGAGGCAGGTGTCACTCTCATTTATCGCTACCTAGACAAACTAAGCTATATCTATAGGTTCCCTACTCGTACGAAGAACCGAGGAGGCACTAAGTGTAAGATTGACATCACAAGCTCAACCACTAAAGAGGATCGCGAGGATTTGGCGCAAGAGATTTTATATCACTTCCTAAAGTTATTGCTAGAGTATGACCCTACCAAGGGTGACTTACAGGGTCTTATCGTCGGAAAGCTTCACCTGAGAGTGTTTTATTACCATTTTGGCGACCTCGTAGATCTACGTATGAACGAAACCGAGCTAGATGACAACTACGATATGGAAGAGGAAATTAAGGAGATATTTATTGAGGAAAAAGAAATGCCTCAGCAAATTAAAGATTTATATCTATCTCTAGGGGAACTTACCGTCAAAGAAAGAAAGGTTATCGATTTGATGGTTATTAAAGGATGGACAACCAAAGAGACGGCTAACGAGATTGGTATCAACTTTGAGGCAGCCAAGAAGATTAAACAAAGAACTATAGCTAAATTAAAAACTAAAATGGAGGCGATCTAATGGGTAACTGTAGAGGGTGCGTTCACGTACTAGGAGAACGCAAAGACTTTCACCGAGGAGAAGACGTTCAGATGTTTCGTTGTGGGTATGCCGAGAAGGAGTTCGGAGGAGAGCGCTGGGTAGCTGAACCACTAACAGGTGACTGTGAAGCATTCAAGTCAATTATACCTGAGGAGGGATGGATTAAGTTCCCTGACAAGTGCCTCCACTGTATAAACGGTAAAGTATTTTCCTACCTCACAGGTGATGAAATTAATTGCGGATACTGCAAAGGTACTGGATTAGAAAATAAATCTAAATAGTTGTTTACTTCTTGGTATGACCATGGTATGATTTACTTAACGGAACGAGGGACAAGCTACTGAGTTACTGACTAGACTCTGCCTCGGTAGCTTGATGAACTGGATACGCCGAAACTAAACGGGTGAGTCGCATAGCTTCCACCCTAAGGAGGATGACTAATGAGCAAAGCTTGCAAGTATCGAACAGTAGATATGTACAAAATGGTAACACACGCACATAGTTTTATCATAAATGGTACTGGAGATATTGACCCTGTTAAGTTAAATGCTATGAGTAACCGAGGATGGGAGTTAGTTTGCACAACTACTACACAGTTGATATTCAAAAAGGAGGATAACTAATGAGTAACAGCTGCAATTGTAATACTTGTGAGAACAGAGAATTCTTTTCAGCTTTTACCGGAGAGGGAAAACTAAAGGATGACTACATGGAGAATAAACATCCATCGATATATGAACAGTTAGATGAACTACATGGGTGGGCAGTGTCGCCAACTCAGAGGAAATTAACAGAGGAGATCATGTCAGCTGTTAACTCCATAGACAACGAACTGATAGCGCTGGCTCTAGAGTTACCTACTGAGCAGGCTGAGAAGCTGTTAGAAATTCAAGAGAGATTATACTAGGGGGAATTAAACTATGAAGGTGAAGTTACTAGCTCATACAAAATTGTCAGAGGATTTCTTGACGGATTTACACAATAATGAAGAATGTCAAGTTAGCACAGCTCTTATTCTCAACCAGGTTACAAGTGGGCAAGCAGTAGCCCTGACAGCCATCCGCACATGTTACTCACCGAATAAACCTAGCGAGATTGTATCTCTAGAGGGAGGGAAATACTTTGGAGCAAAAGCAACAGACGGAAAAGAAGGAACCGAGGCAGACAGGCTCATCAGACACATTGTCAAGTCGGGCCACACCTCTACATTGGAACATATTACCTTTACGTTTGCAATTGAAGAAGTATCTCGAGCACTACTCGCACAACTTACGAGACACCGAGTAGGATTCTCCTACAGTGTCCAATCTCAGCGTTACGTAAAGTTTAGCTCAGATAGTAAATCTGGAGGGTTTGACTATGTAGTACCTGAGAAGGTGAAAACTAAAATGGCTGAGGGTATTTATGAGGAAATCATGCGAGATGCACAAGCTAGCTACGATCACCTGATTAGACTAGGTATCCCTCAAGAGGACGCTAGAAGTGTGCTTCCTCAGTCAGCAACTTGTAACTTAGTCTTAACAGTTAACTTGAGAGCCTTGTTAGATTTTTACTCGAAGAGGATGAAAGGTAGAGGAGCGCAGCAGGAAATCACCGTACTCGCTGAGGAGCTAAAGAGCAAAGTAGTGTCTGTAGAGGGATGGACAGAAGCATTCTTCGGAGGTGACTTTAAGTGATAAAAGTAACAGTAAAAACCAAACAGGGGTACAACGAAGATCTGTACTTCGAGAGCGTAACTGATTGGAAACACTGGAAGACCTATATGAGCATTCACCCTAAGAGTACAACCCGTTTGTATGGCTGGGCGACCTCTGTCATGATCAAAGATATTACCAGAGTCATATCTGTTGAGGAGGAAAACTAATGAAGAAGGATTTAATGTATGGACTACGTAGAGTTGATGATAAAGTTCGTGTTCTTAAATTAATGACTCGTAAGGGTACGCTGATCAGGGAATCTAAACGTAATGGTTTCTACAACAGAGAAACTGGAGAGTTAAGACCTGGATACGAAATAGTTACTTACGAACTAGTACCTGTGGAGGTTGAACGCTAACATGTCAATACTAAACGATGCATTTAGACCTAACAAGGATGCTGCCAAGGAACACATTAAGTTGACTATCAAGTACTATTCTGGTCTTGAGTCTATCTCGTTAGACAAACAACTGGAGATAGCCTCCCGAGGTCTGTACGTTGCAGGGTTTTCTAAGGAGGAAGCGAGACAAATCATGAGAGAAGCTAAGGAGGAGATGAAATGATTAGCCTGGAATCGTTTGGAAAGAAACCCTTCAAGATTGCCCTGATAGGCAAGACTCGCAGTGGCAAAGACTCAGTAGCTGAGATCCTCACCGAGTTAGGATTTCCTATCCAGCGTATTGCCTTCGGAGACGCCATGAAAGAGATGTACCACCTAGCTCACCCTAACGTGCCACGGTCTCCAAAGCCAATCGCTGAGTATATCCGCTATGGTACAGCTGAGAGGGAAAAGGACTCAGAGGTATTCGTTAGACCTACCATGAGCAAACTCTGGTTCGAACAAGCACTCGACAAAGGTAATGACCGTACTCGTAGTTACGTCTTCACAGATGTCCGTCAGCCTAACGAGCTTGCTGCTGTTAAGGAAGCAGGCTTCAAGATAATCAGAGTGTTTGCTTCGGAGGAGGCAAGGGTAGCTCGTATGATTGCTAACGGAGAGGAAGTCTCTAAGGAGATCTTAGAAGCTCATACGGAAACCTATATGGATGACTACAAGGAAGATTATTTGTTAGTTAATAACTGGGGTAGAGATGAACTACAAAGACAGATAATTGAGTTAGTCTACAGACTTATTTCTGAGGAGGAAAACTGATGGAGTACGTATTCAGAGTGGCAATAAAGACTGAAGAGTTATTGAATGTAGATGAGATCATAACTAAGATTCTAGATGGTGTATACGATGAATTAGATGGTGAAATAAGTTTTAGAGAAGTATCGGCTAGACCACTCAACAAGGAGGAATAACTATGCAGCCACCCCTAGAGGAACACCATTTCGAAATAGCTTTATCCTTTGGTATTACCAGAGCATTACTACACAGTAGATACTACCAACGAGGGTGGTCACTTGAACGAGCAACCACCGAGCCAGTCAACAAAAAGGTAGCTAGTGAGCATACGTCTTATATAGACGTCGCACAAGTAAACGGTATATCACGAAGCACCTACCTCACTAGGGTTCGAGGAGGGATGTCTAAGGAGGAAGCAAGCACCAAACCAGTAGCCAAACGAGGTAGGCCAAAAGGTACACACCGTACATGTAGGCCCTACACAGATGAGCAACTCGCTCTAGCTAACTCTAGAGGTATTTCTAGACAGATGCTCGACAGACGCCTATCTCGTGGTTGGCATTTAGAAAGAGCCCTAACAGCTAGCCACTGTGAGGAATGGACCAGGAACCACGGAGAGAAAGCTCAGATGTTTGTGTCTCGGAAACAGCGATCTCGTGAGAAAAATACTATGCCAGTTTGAATGCCAGTTCGTGAGCGTCCCACTAGAGGGAGGCTTATTTTTTTTGCCTACATAGGTATCAAATCGGTATGACTTGAGTATGATAGAAGTATGCCAGGTCGGTTGCCAGGTAGTGTAACCCATCGAGCATTGCTGGACAGTTGAACCTAGTGAGCTAGCGCTTTCTAGGACAACGACCAGATAGCAGGGAATATTACTAAATAGTAATGGAGTGTGGTACTATGCTTTTCACCCTCGGAGTTACGCTGGCGGGCATTGCTATATCTGGATATGTCATTAGAGATTTACACTTTGAGTACGGCTTGCCTTATGAGATTGATTTGGAGGTGAAGCCACGAGACGACTGGGCTGTCCCTATAGGGGTTAACGAGCAGAGGGAGCAAATCCTATTAGATTTCGCCAAGACTCCCCACGTTTCCCTAGGAGGTGGCACACGGTACGGTAAGTCTAATCTTCTCAATAGTATTATCGTTAGCCTACTCACCAGTAAACCCAAAGACGTTAAGTTCACCTTAGTAGACCTAAAAGGAGGAATTGAGCTAGGAGGGTACGAAACTGTTAAGCAAGTCACAGGAGTTGCCTACGAGCCAGCTGAAGCTTTACAGATGCTATCTCGTGTGTACGACATGATGAAGTCTACCCAGGAGGAACTTCGTAGATCCAAACGCAGGAAGATAACTAATAAGAAACACTTTATTATCATAGACGAGGCAGGAGAATTGAACCCTGCAGAGGCCGTAGACAAAGAAGAGAAGTTCATGAAGATAGCCTGCCAGAAGTACATGAGTCAGATAGCTCGCCTGGGAGCAGGGCTTGGCTTCCACCTAGTCATGGCTACTCAGTATCCTACGGGAGACGTGCTACCTCGGCAGTGCAAACAGAATAGCGATGCAGTGATTTCCTTTAGAGTTCGCTCGGCAGTAGCTAGCAAAGTAATACTTGACCAACAGGGAGCGGAGACTCTGCCAGATATCAAAGGGAGGGCGATATTCATTCAAGGAACAAACACCCACGTAGTGCAGACTTATCGGATAAACGAGCAGCAAATCAGGCATACTATAAAGAATAACACTAGGAAGGAGAGACACTATGTCCAACTCCCCGAAGTTAAAACCCCTGAGCCAGCGCCAAGAGAGGATACTTTTATCATTGAAGAAACTCAGTTTTCTAACGAGGACGCAACTTTCTAGAATACACCAGCTAGGTAAAACAAGGAATACAAATAGGATACTCAGTGAGATGGATGACTATATGCTTCACTACCGAGAAGGTTACGATACAGTGTATTACCTGAGTAAGCTCGGGAGGGAATACGTACAGGCAGAACGCCAGCTCAGGAAGAATCAATTTGTAGGGCATATCCTCATGAGAAACGAATGGTTTATCTATGCAGGGAAACCTAAGTATTGGAAGAACGAGATCAAAATAGGTGACTCCACAGACTCTAGAGTTTGCGATACTCTCTACAAGGAGGACGGTTATCTGAAAATCCTAGAGGTTGACAGACTTCAGAAAATGGGTGAGAATAGAATCAAAGCTCAATCATACTATGGTATGTACAAACGAGGAGTAGCTACGAAGCAACTAGGGTATTTCCCTACGGTAGTTTGGCTCACGGGTACAGAGCTTAGAAGGAAACAACTCAAGGGTATATGCAACGAGTTAGGATTACCTTCGGAGGTTTATACTCTGGAGGACATAAGGTGATATGGGAAGATATTGCCTAGGTGTGATTATTTAGGAGGAGATAATATGTCAGACAAGAAGAATAATTCAGGGAAAAAAGTAAAATCTGTAGCGTTCCAATTAGATGATCCTATGGAGTTTAAATTGTATTACCACTCGTTAAACCAAGGAGTATACTTTTCAACATACATCAAGAGACTAATTCAAAGGGACGTTGAGGGTGGCTGGGGTAAGTCACTCACTGTAGAGGAACTTAAGAAGTGGAGAAATAGCGAGGAAGAATAGAGCTTGCCTACTCAGGTAGGTTCTTTTTTTTTATTTATTTTCTAAAAAAAGTATTGACTCTTCGGTATGACTCAGGTATTATGAAGTTAAGATAAAACTAAGGGGGACGAGCTAATGAGTAAAGTTAACGTGGATGAAATCAACGCTGGGGATTTAGTATCTTACTACTCAGAATACTTTGGTGCAAATCGTATTGGGTATGTTACAGGAGTTAGTGAAACTAAAGTGTGGGCGTGGTGGAGTAGATCTAAAGAGGTTATTCATGGTAATATGCCACTATGTAGAATTGACGGTCACTGGAAAGTAATTAACTTCGAGGAGGAATCTAAAGTGGACGAGTTAAAGGTTTATACTGGCAAGGAAACTGTGCAAGCATTACTAGATGGTAAAACTTTGAGTAAGGACGGAAGTCTTTATAGAGTATCTACAAATGGAACTCTAGAGGTAGATATGAACTCAACTAATGAGTGGGAATACTCTCGGTTATATGTGTCAAACTTATTAACTTGGGAGTTCACCGAGGTAGTCCTCCCTCAAGTAGGCGACTGGGTGAAGGTAACATGTAAGACTAACACCTTCACAGGTAAACTAATTAGTGTAAGTAGCAACGGAGCTAAAGCTAGATGGAATGACCATGATTATGTAGGTTACCTTGAGTTTAAACTAAACGAGAGAACTTGGCAGATCCTATCCCCCGAGCAAATCACCGAGTACAAACGTGAGCAGGCGTTCTCCAAGGTAGGGAGAAAGCTGAATGAGTTCCGTGAGGGAGACATCGTTATGATTGACTCGCTAGGTGTTACCGCAATAGTTGTGTCTAAGAAGAATGATCCAAAAGTTCAGCTACACGGAATTAACCAGGTAGGCAAAGGACACGTAGCGCACCCTCACCAGCTAACACCTATCTTCTTTACAGAAAGCCAAGTGGATTTATCATAGAGATAAATATGACCTGAGTCATACTAAGGAGGAGAAACTATGTACAACTCAAAGATTAAGGAAATAGCTTACACAATCAAGAAAAGAGGTTTATCTATAGAGGGAGCGCTTGCAAGTCTTATGACTGGCAGGCTGGCTCATCAATTCAACCGTAAAGAAAAATTCGTCCGCAAGGATTTACAAATACAATTTCAATCCATAGGAGGTAGAAGCTAATGAGTAATCAGCAACTTTCAATCTTCGAGTTAGAACCCTACGAGAATAATGTCAACACAGTTAACCACGACACAGCAGCACTAGAGAGTTTAGGCTTCACGTATATTCTACCTCTAGGGGTGGACAAGCAAGGACGATCAGGATATCGAGCTAAGTTTGAAGAGCAAAGCTGCACAGTCAACATCGACAGAGGACACGTAATGTTTAAACACGATGGTAGTCGCTTCTGGGATTACCTACAGGAGGTGCGCTAATGGAACTACGAGGAAGTCTCAAAGTTGTTACCTGCCTAGGCGGTCTCTGGGTAGTCGGTTACGTATTGAGTTATGCCATTGTGAATTTCTAAGGAGGCGGTCTCATGGTCAAGTCAATAAACAAAACTGCTCGTAGACTTGCTCTAAAGCAGTTAGCTGGTAAGGACATAAGAAGTAAGATAGCTAGCGAGGCGCACCATGAGGGCTGGAGTGAGAGTAAACTCAAGAGGTTGATAACTATTCATGTACAAATGGAGGAAGGAAAACGATGAGAATGTATCGGTGGAGAGCAACTATACAGGCTGAGAACCCTAAGAGGTTGCGAGCATTAAAGAAAAACTTAAGGAAAGGTAAAAAGCCAAAGACAGATTCAGTATATTCACTAGAGACGTCTTGGGTTGTTCTAGGTGCAATCGACCCATCGTGGTTCACTGAGAGAGACAAGAAAAGAATGTCTAGGAAGCAATACAGCGAATAACTTTCTCAACAACACCTCCTCAGGTAATTCTTGACAGTATTGGTATGACTATGGTATGATATAGCTATATATGTAAACCCTGAGGAGGCAATACTTATGAGAAAACTAATTGGACAATTCCTGGTAGCTTGGCTGATAATGATCTTGGCCTTTATAACAGGTGCTATCATGCTTTTCTTCGTTGAACTAATCGGAGGAGTTATGTACCTTTTCCCGTTAATACTATTCAGTTTGTTTGTACTCAGGGAGGTTAAAGCATATGCAGAACATTCTAAGAAGGGAGGTCGCTGATTAGCGGTCTCTATTTTTTTTTGAAACTTTTTAGAATAAATTGTTGACGAATAGAATATGACTGTAGTATGATGAATTCAAGGAAGAGAAACACACCAAAAACAACCAAAACTGCTAAAAGCAGTCATAACCCTGAGGAGGAAATTATTATGAAAAAGGTAAAATCAGTAGCATTCAACGTGGCGGACAATATGGAGTATGAAATGTTTCACTATGCAGCAAAGCAACAGTACTTTTCAACTTACGTTAAGAGATTAATCCAACGAGACATGGAAGACGGAAAGCGAGTATTCATGGAGATGGACAAACAGACTCGTGAGGCTTACGCTAACTAATGAGACAACCTACTAGAGTAACTAGGGAGGTGAGCAAATGAAGTGTAATCGAGGCAGTACAAATAGAATAAATACTACGAGTCCTGCCTCTGGGTAGGGCTCTTTTATTTTACTTTTCGGTCATACTCAGGTATGATTAGTAATACAATAAAGTATAACCCCTAAGGAGGAGATACTAATGAGCGAGACTTGTGCGAATTGCTGTTGTCAGTTATCTGCGTGGCTATACTGGAGAAAAGAAGGTAGGATGTACTGCTCTGAAAGTTGTGCCGACAGAGATTGCGCTGAAAAGAGTAGTGATGATAGAGAATACTAGCAACAATACCTTGTGAGTCCTGTCTCTGTAGGGCTCTTTTATTTGTAACAAACTTGTAATCTAATTTGTGAACTACCTTGAGCACGCATGGTTGTCACTTTAGAGAAAAAGTAAGTGTCCCTTTACAGCTACTATCTCTATAGAGACACTCGCCAGTTGATAGCTAGCCAGATAGATACTCGATAGATGAGCTAGATAGTGTTAGTCGATTATCGACAGAGTTAGTCTAGATAGATACTCCAATAGAGCGCCAGCTCGTGTAGTTATTGTTTAAGATTTTAAAATAAATAGCCTACTAGAGGCAGCCTAAGGAGGTTTACTAATAGATGTCCCTCATAAAGATACACCTCGATAGACAATCCCCTAGCAAGTCCCCTAAGAAGAAAGCCTACAAAGAAGGTCTTCGTTATTTCTCTGAGAAGGAAGCTATGATGTTCCGGTCTACATGGGAATGCGAGATAGCCGAACTCCTCAGTAAACTTAATATCCCCTATGAGTACGAAAACAAAAGGTTCTACTACAGAGACCACCGAGATAGCTATCTTCCAGACTTCTATTTACCTACCTACAACGTATACCTCGAGGTAAAAGGATACTTCGACAAACGATCCCAAAAGAGATGTAAGCTATTTAGGCAGTACCAAGGGAGCCAGTATGGTTTTTTCCTCTACATGAAAGAAGAGAGAGATATCATACTAGGTAACCCTGAGATGATATACACCTACCTAGGCATAGCTCAGGAGGAACTAAGGAGGAGGAAGGGCAATGAACATTAAAGACGACAAGCAGTGTCAGACATGTATCTTCTACAGACTATGCGTGGCTGCCTCGTTAGACCACTGTAACGGAGAAGAAAAATTACCTAAGGAGGTCGAGACTAATGATTAAATGCAATGAGTGTGGCACCCCAATAGGTCGCCTACAAGAGTCACCTGAACTGCATGTCATTGGAGAGATATCTATCTCAGTTATCTGCCACAACTGCAAGGAGTGGACTACAGAGAAACTCTACGAGTACGACAAGTATAGGATTACAGATAGGGTAACTGACAAGGGTAACACAACAGAGATCTGGAGGAGGAGAGGCTAATGAGACCTGACCTATATGTGTACGTCAAGTGGATACTCTGGAGAGATAGCACGATGGATAAACTAAGGAGGCAGATACGATGAGCTACCCAACAGGTAATACTAAGAAGGAACAGAACTTTCTAGACAGTATCAGAGGAGTAACAGGAACACCTGAGGACTACGAGAGGTACCTTTATACCTATAGAGTACTAGGTAATAAGATTGCTTGGGAGCAGGTCAAGGCAGAGTCTATTCTGCACGTTATCAACTATAAGTTAAAAACTAAGGAGGCAGAAGCTAATGGCTAAAGACCACGGAGGCGGGCTCGGTAGAAAGACCGACGCAGAGAAGAGACTGATTAGTAAGATACGGAAAGACCCTAAGGGTATAGCTGAGGAGATTAACAACATGCAGTACGACACTGCGAGGAAGAATAAAGTAACCCCTCACATTAAGAATGAATATAAGAAGATCACAATCATCTGTGGAGCAGTGCGTAAGGATACTGGGAAGATTTGCCCTAACCCTCCTGTAGAGGGAGCAGCTAGGTGTGCACAACACGGAGGTTACAACACGGGGCCTACCTCATTAGAAGGTAAGCAGAGAGCGATTGCTAACTTGAACCCGAGAGCCAATCTAATTCATGGTCTCAATAGTAAATTCATCATGACGGTCGAAGAGGAAGCCTTGTATGCTGGACTCATGAACCATGCTATTGAGACACTCGACTTAGATCCGTTTAACATACTTATCCTACATCGTGCTCTCATGAATCTAATCATGAATGAACGTAGAGAGATAGCACAAGCTGGTGAGATACTAGATGAGACACAAGCTACAAATGATTACGACTCTAAGTTTCTTCGCTTCATGCAAGCACTCGGCCTCGATAGGAAGTTTAATGAGAGCAAGGAGAACAAGAACAACAAGTCGGACCCTTCAGTGGTGTTTAATCAGTTATTCGATGGAATGAGCTAAAAAGTTTTAACAAAATTGTTGACTTCTCGGTATGACCCTGGTATGATTAAGTCATCAAAGAGAAACCCTGAGGAGGAAAACAAATGAGTATCGTATTATCAATGGTGGCAGTATCAGTAGTGATTGGAATTATCGTGAGCATGGCAATAGAAATTGCAAAGGTAGACGAGAAGGATACACTAGACAAAGCTGTAGTAGAGAGAGCTGCTAAGTTAACTACTGTGTTATCTCAACTAGATGAGTTAGACAGAAAGGCAGGTAACTAACCATGAGTAACTTCAAGTTCTTAATCAGCCTGCTTCTTATCCTAGCTTTCGGAGCATCATCTACGTACATCATAACAGCAGAATACATTGAGCATCCAACTCTACGTGACAAACTAAGTCAGCAAGTACCTATGGTGGCAAGCTTCGAAGTCAAAGGAAAGTATCATGGAGTGTACCAGTTAGAAAACGTCAATGGAGACAAGGAAGACGTAGGAGATTATACTCTCGAGGGTGACTATGAGATTGGAGATGTAGTGACTGTATTGTTTGCTACTGAGGATAGCACCGAGATAACAAGTGACGTCAAAGTAGGCACAGCTAGCCAACTCGATGTACAATGGAGCGGAGGAGGTGGAAGTAAATGAGAGCATTCAACGAGGTAGTAAATGATATAACCAATGATGGATACTGTGTGGAGTTAGACGAGCACAGATTAAAACAGGTCTTCGAGGCGCTGTCTCATCAGACTAGATGGAATGGGACCTATCATGGTTGGCAAGAGAATTCTGTATGGAATGAAGTCTGTGAGACTGTACATCAGTATATGAAAGACAAAGAGTGGTGAGTCCTGCTGAGGCAGGGCTTCTTTTGTGTTGTGCTGTAATAGTTGTAACACTAATCAACTGACACTTGACAGTTATGTTAAGGGTGTGTTACAATTGAAATTTTATCTTGACAATTTAAGTGAATTGTGGTATAATAGTGTTAGAAAGAAAGACAAGGGGTTCTCACGAACCCTAAAGTCGAAAACCTAAACCAATCTCTTAAGGATAGCTCTAAGGTATTCTACCTCGGTAACGAGGTAGGTACACTAAGAGCTATCCTCTTTAGTATGTAATCATTTGACCTTGAAATACATAAGGTCTAATATAGGAGACAGCAAATCAGTTTATCTGAGAAGGTGATCTCCGCTCGGTAACGAGCGAGTGTACTCAGTGAAATCTTACAAGCTGAAACCGAGAAGGCGAACTCTTAGATCAATCTGAGAAGGCTGGCTCATAGGTAGGAGACGAGAAGGTAAAACTCTAGAGGAGATCGCTGAGAAGGTGCTCTATAAAGGGGTTACTGAGAAGGTAGGCTAACGGGTTGGTGACCGAGAGGGAAGACCGAGGAAGAAATACTAGAGGGCTTACCCCCACCTCAGCGTACTCGCCTGACCATCATCCATATACAGCAATGCAAATCTAACGAGGTAGCCAAATGTGTAACAATAGAAGTTACTACCTATAACATGTATTATGTCAACTAGAGATAGCCACCTCATTAGCCCTCAATCCCTTGTGGCTCTAAGGCTCAAGCCCCCTGAGACAGCAACCTGCATAACTACCCCTAATCAGCACACTGTATAGCAACTGTATGGATATACAATGAGGTAGCGAAACTACAATGGTTATCCCCGAAAGTATGCACTATCTTATGCACTACCACGAAAGCACTCTGCCTCTGAAGTACACTCTCCTGAAAGTACGAACCCTGAAAGTGAAAGCACTAAAAAGAGGACGACTCAGTAGCCCTCCTCCATCATCCGTCCTATTAGGTTAACCATCCACACTATACCTATTAGCCCTGCCTCTGTCAGTGCCATGCTTGTGCTACTGAGGTAGCCTGTGTAGGTACACCACATGACCACCCACATTAGTACTATGCCTATCAGTGTTACTGTCGTTCTCACTATGATCATCCTCCTGTGTGCCTCGTATGCGTCTATCATACCTGAGTCATACCAGATGTGCAAGACATTTGTTAGGATTGCTGAGGAGGCAGTCTCGTGCGTCTCAGGTGTCTGCCTGCTCGTGGTTACTAGTGAGCTGGCTCAGTGAGGCTGCTGAGGAGGATGGCTCATAGGGGTACCCCATGTTTCCTGAGGGGTGGGGGTGTGCGCCCGTGTCGATACTAAACATTTAGAGAAACTATATAGACACTTTAGAATTTTTTTACGAGGCAGACACCCCTATAGGAAATTCTACAAAGCTTCCACCTCCCAAGGTAAACCTCCCAGGTCACCTACCCACGAGTTAGCCACCCAATCTGCTACCTCTATAGTATCTATAATTTCAATTACCAGACTCTATAGATAAAAAAAGAGAGCAACCTCCCTAGGGGTTACCCGATAGTTATCTTTACCATTCGCTCCCAAGCTGTATTCTCCAAAGTCACTGAGTCACCGTGAGACCGAATATCTTCTAGTAATTCATCTAGATTATCTACTTCTATAGACCATGTACTCTGAAAATGACCTGTTCCTATGCTCCACAGTTGGTCCTCATGAAGACTTAAGTACTCAGCTGGATTATCCCTAGAGTCAGCTCCCTTGCGTTCTACGTAAGCAATCATTAGATTACCTCCTCAGTATGGTAATTGAAATTATCGTTTAGGTGGCTTACTCCACAGAAATACATAACTCCCCAGAGCTACAACTGCCAAGGCAATCGTACCAGCTACCCACTTATTCATCAGTATTTCTTCCATGAGTTAGTACCTCCTTCTCCATAGTAGTTACATTATAAGTTTCGTCTCCACAGGTATCGCACTCGTAGTACCATCTGTTTTCCTTTATGTATCCATAATCAGTTGTTCTTTTATCCATCAAGACGTAATTGTGAGTACGGCATCTCAATAACCCTGCTAACCATTTCCTCATTAGACTACCTCCCAAGTTCCATCTTCATAGTACTCAATCTTCACATAATCAGCGACCCATCTAGGATTAATCCCGTGAGTACGGCCATCTAGTTTATTCTTCGCATAGACAAGCTTCGCTCTCTGAATAATTGCCATCTCTACAGAGCTAGCGTTTGCACCTACACAGATGAAATCTACTCCGTTAAGTCTAAATTTGATACCCCTCTTAGGCTTATTCTTCTTATTGAATAATCCAAACATGTCATCCATCCCCTTAGTTATCCCCTCCTCAGGTTTCCTATGAGTCCATCATACCTGAGTCATATTCATATGTCAATACCTTACAAATAAAAATTAGGAGGCAGACAAATGAGCCAACCAACTCCCGAGCAAATCACTGCTCTCAAAGAAAGAATGAAAGACCCTATAGGGTTCACCGAAGTGACTGGTACTGTAAAGGGGAAGCCTTTTAGCTTCGACCACCGAGACCACTTACACGATGTCTACCGAGATACGCATCCTCGTGTTGTTATTGTAGCAGGTCGCCAGGTAGAGAAATCCGAGACAGGTGTCCGTATTCAGCTATTCCATGGCTACCAGAGGAAGCACACAACGATCACTTATACAGCGCCTCGTCAGGAACAAACTACTCGTTTCGTTAATGATCGTTTCCGTAAGGCTATCAGGGAATCTAAAGGAGGCATCCTCGAAGGAATGGTCGACTCCAAGAGGGACGCCAAAACAGCTATCGGCTTGGCTAACTCTACGCAGTACTACTTTGGCTCTGCGTGGGCTGACGGGGATGCTCTTCGTGGTATCGCTGGAGATATGGTTATCTTCGATGAGGTGCAGGATATTACGCAGACTGCTATCGAGTCTATCGAGAAGTCGGTCTCACATAGTGAAATCAAAGACCCAGTGACAGAGCTTAACGGTCGCTGCTACTTCACAGGTACACCTAAGCAGAAGGGAAGCTACTATGACCGTGTTCTCTGGGGACAATCTGATCAGAAGAAATGGCACGTAACCTGTGATAGCTGCGGCAACGAGGACGTTATGACTATGAAGAACATCATGATCCAGAACGAGGGAGAAGAAACTGAGCGCCGCTACTTTGGTTGCATGCACTGCCACGAAGAACTTGACCGTGCTCACGGGAGATGGGAAGCTACTCGACCAGAGAACAAAATGTACAGTGGATACCTATTTAACCAGCTCAATATGACTTGGATTAGTGCCAATCAGATCTGGCGAGATTATAAAACAATGGATGCTATGACGTTTAACAATGAGGTTCTAGGAGAATTCTATAGTGGTGATGAACAGCCGTTAACTCTAGAGGACGTACTCGCTTGTACTGACAAGACTCGTTCTCTCAAGAAATACAGCCAAACATCTACTGTACTAGGAATTGACTATGGATCTGGAGGTAAATCTAAGACAATTATCTTCATTGGACACAGCGAGAACGGCAAATTAGTTATTGACTATGCAGAAAGCTGGCAATCTGATAAATCAGAAGGTGCGCTTAACGAGCACGACCAACTCATCAAGCATATCACTGAGTTGCAAATGAAATTTAATGTAGACAAAATCGTAGGTGACATCGGGTACGGTTCTTATGAATCTCAAAAGTTATATGAACTATACGGGAGACAGGCTATCTCTTGCCGATACGTAACCTACGCAAATGACCCTCGTAAGCGCGAATATAAAGGATTCAACAATTCGACTCTACAGGTAGATCGTACTTTTTCTATGGACAAACTTATCGATATGTTCCACAAAAAGAATATTGTTATCCCCTACAAAGACCCTGCTGCTATCGAGTATTTCTTTGACCACTGGACAGCTATCGAGGCTATTTATAAAGAATCAACTACTTCCACAGGCGCAAAACGATATGATCACCGTACTCCCGATGATGCCTTCCATGCGCTTAACTACGTGAGGGAAGGAATTCACGAATTGCAGAATCGCTTCGAGGCAGAGTTCAATACTCGAGAGGATTACTCGTTCGACCAACTATTCAGTGACCACGAGGATATGCCTGATTGGTAATAGTCCCTGTGATACTACTATATATACGAAACTAACCAGGCGGAGACTACGGTCGCAGAAGCCGAGGAGGGAAACACATGGGACTATTTGATGTATTTGCAAGTAGAAAGGTTAAACAAGAGAGGAAAGCTCAGGAGGCAGAGCTACATAAATTAGCCCAAGAGATCGGCCTCTACAAAGATACATCTCACGAGAGACGTGAACAAACAGATTTAAACCCTGAGGAGTTCTCGCTAGATATTTTCGAGAAGATGCTAACTGATGGACAAGTCCGTGCTGCTGTAGAAATGATCAAGCTATCAGCTACAGCTAAAGGCTTCACGGTTACTGGCGAGGACGAAGAAACTCGTAAGTGTGCCGAGTTCATTCTAGAAAACTTTGAATCTATCCAAGGTAACCTCGAGGATAACATCAAAGAAATGATGACCGCTCTCGTGTATGGATATAGCTGTACAGAGAAAGTCTTCGAGTACAAGGATGGAGCTATCAGGCTTAAGAAACTCAAGACACTTAACCCTCATCAGGTGGCTGTCAAGACGGACAAGTTCGGAGATATCGTCTATGTAGAGCAACGTATAGGAAGTAAAACAATTAAGATACCTAAGGAGAAGATCTTATGGTATGCCTTCGATAAAGAGTTCGGAAACATGTATGGTAAATCTAACTTGCGTCCGATCTACAAGCACTGGATCACTAAGGATAGACTATACAGATTTGCTAATATAGCTTACGAACGCTACGGAACACCCCTCTTAGTCGGAACCACTACCGACGCAAACGATGTAGGCAAGATGAAGAACATCCTCTCAAATATTAACTCCATGAGTTCTCTGTCTATCTCAGGTGGAGACAAAATCGACGCTATCCAAATGACTAACGCAGACTTTATAGGTTATATCGAGCACCACGATAGAAAGATTATGGAGGGTTTATTAGTTCCTCCTATGATTCTAGGTCTATCGAGAGGACAATCTGGTAGTCTAGCTCTATCGAATAACCAATTTGATATCTTTATGATTCGATTGGAATCTATCCAGCGTAACGTCAAAGCCCTAATCGAGGAAGAGATTATTCGTCCTCTAGTGGATCTTAACTTCCCTAATGTTAAGAAATATCCTTCTTTCCAGTTTAGACCTATGGCAGACAAGGATATTACAAAGCTAGCTAGCGTATTTAACTTAATGATTAACACAGGCGTAATCGCACCTAGTGAAGATTGGATTCGTGAGGAACTTGGTATGCCAGCTCCTAGCGAGGAAGCCAAGGAAGAGTTATACAAACGAAATCACCCTGAGGAACAACAGGACGACGGTCTCCCAGAGGATGAAAAAGAGAAAGAAGGTAGCACTTACACTTGTCCGTATGACGGAGAGGTATTCAAGAATAAGCAATCTCTGAATCACCACATGAGATCTAAACACGGAGCAGGTGCTACGAATAATACTAAGCAGGATAAAGCTTCTAAGACTTTAACTAATAAGCAAGCATCTGATAAGAATGCTTCATCAAAAAAGTAACTGCCTCTGAGGTCAACACAGAGTATCTAACTTTCGGCGAACGCCGAAGACGAGCGGACATCAAAGCTATCGAGAAAGATATGGTAGCTATTGAGTCCGCTTTTTTAAAGGATGCTCAGAGGTTAAACGATAAGCGCCTCCCTCAGTTGATGAAGCGTGTTAGCAAAGCTATCTCTGAAGGTGAAGATGCAGTACAAGCTATGCAGATGCCTTCTCAGAAGGAATACCGCAAGCTTATTAGAAGCCTAGTGATTAACAGCTCTGTAGCTGGATACCAACGAGCTAGCACCGAAATGGATCAACTAACTCGTAGGTACAATCAGTATGCTGAGCAGGAACAACTACCAGCTTACAACGATGACCTGCCTCCAGAGTTACAAACCTTCCTAGAAGAGTACGCTCTGCAGATTACGGTTATCACCGAGGAGACCGTACTCAATAGAATAAAGGAAATCTTAATATCTGGATTACAAGCAGGAACCGAGCCAGCTCATCTAGTTGAATCTGTACAGGCTGCTGCAGAGGTTGCCTTGGGAGCTGCGCACGCTACAACGATTGTCCGTACAGAGATGAGTAAAATGTACAATGCAGCTAGACTAGCTAGGTACACGTCTCCAGAGAATAAAGGCTTCGTAGTGGCTCTGCAGTATGACGCTATCATAGATAATCGCACAACTCATATATGTAACCACCTAGACGGGCGCATTATAGCGATCGACCGAATGGATTTAATTATGGAGTATTCTCCTCCGAACCACTTCCAGTGTAGATCTGTGTGGCTACCTGTCACGAAGTTTGAACTTTGGAATGATAATTGGTCTACAGAGGTAGAGCCTCAGCAGGGATTTGCTAATGGGACGCCTGATATAGAAGAACTAAGAGGATTGGCTAACTCCTAATGGGGGTTAGTCTTTTTTTTATGCCAAAAAGAAAGGCCACCCAGTTACCTGAGCAGCCTAAACTAATGAGTAATTTCAGTCGCAGGGACGAGGAAACCCTGAGGAGAGAACCTCGTTAATTCCCTACTTCTCTAGTATAACCTGAGTAAGATAAGCCTGTCAAGGCAAAATAAAAGAACCACCCAAAATGCCTGCAAGCGAAAAGGTGGTTCTAAACGAAAATAACTATTAGCAACCGATCACTTTACAGTAACCGACACAGAGATGTTAGCGCATCTCGTCCTCTACGCCGTCGGAAGCAAAAGGATATTCTTAGTATACCACAAAGTAGGCAAAAAAAATAGCCTGCTCCCTTAACGATGTGAGAAAGGGAGCAGGCTTCAAAGGTAAAGCGAAATCAAGAAACCTAACGAGGGTGACAAGTCCTCGCTAGTCGTATACAAAGAGCGCAACCTCAAAGGGTGTCCCCTGAGAGGGTAGTACTCACCTCCTTAGATATGACTCAGGTAATATTACGCTACATTAGTGTGACCATATCTTTTTTGAAACTCTAGCTTTACAGCTTCCAATACATTATTATGGTAAATCCATTTATCAATATCCCACACGTTTTTCTTAGAGTAATCCACATGAGCTTTGTATATTTTCACTAAGTGAGCACGAGTTAACTCTTTAAAGTTTATCATAACCCAAGTTTATCCATGATAGGTCCTACTTCAAAACCTCTCACTACTGTACCGTCTTCAAAGAGAAATGTTGGTGTAGACATACTATCTAGACAGTCCACTAAGTAACTTTGAGCATCCATCTCTTCAGTAGTTCCTTCGAACACCTTATCGGTTTCAATATTAATCTCCTCAATCTCTACAGGTACCGGCAAGAATGATAATTGCTGTTTAGCTATCTTACACGTCGGGCAAACCGTTTTAGTAAACATTTTAATCTTCATTAGTTTTCCTCCTCGTCTGTATCCCATAATCCTGACCAATCACACAACTTATAGAGACCGATACCCATCAGAGCTAGCAAGTTAGCATACAACACATCGAAGAGTAGCTTGTTAGGTGTATCTATAAAGTAAACCGTTGCTCCAAAGCTAACTACAAGCACTAGCAAGTAAACGGTCTTCATAGTTAATCCTCCTTAGCATTCTTAGTTGGATACAGTGAAACTGCCATAGATAAAACTAACAGAGTAATACTAATCCAAGTAAAACTCCAAAGCGCAATAGCTCCTACAAATAACATCAATGAAGTATAATTTTGTAAAGGTGTATTATTGTCTTTCCCCCACGAGATAGATAACTCAAAAGATTTATCGCCCTTCTTCTTGAATATCCTCATCAGTTTATCTCCTTAGTATCAACTCGATTGATTGAAGCCTCCACGCTAAAACCTTCGGGGTAACGCTTGGCGAGTTTGTTGATGTTTATTTCGGCGATTTCTTGAAGGGTGTATCCTAGCTCGTGGGCGCCTACTGAGACGTAATACATAATGTCGCCTAACTCTTTGATGATCTCCGTCTTTTGTACTTTGTGACCATGGAAGTTGCATTTCTTAATGATGTCAGCTACCTCTCCAGCTTCTCCGGCTAACCCTAATGCTACATTAGCCATCTTATCCGTTTCTTCTCCATCACCATTCCAAGTACGTAACGCTTTCTCCTGATAGTCATTTAACTCATTAATACGTAATTCATCCATAGTAACATCCCCTTTAGTTTTATACTTTAAGTACGCTGACAAGCTAACCACTCGATCAACTCCTTAAGTTTTCCGTTAAGATAATCATACCAGGGTCATAC